ATGCAGAAACCCGTACAACGCGGCAACGCTTGGCGTATTACCCTACGCCATAATGGTCAACGATTCACAGCAACAAGAGATACAGCTCAAGAATGTGAACAGTGGGCCGCTAAGAAATTATTAGAGTTACAAGCCAGCGGCAACAAAAGCCAAGAGCCTGAGAAAATTCACCTATCTTTCCATTCTCTTTTTGAAAAGTATTACAATGAATCAGGTAGAAATAAAAAAAGTAAAAATTTTATTGATCAGCAATTAAAGTTATTAAGGAAACAATGGGGTCCTGCTGCCGATCTATCAATTCATAATTTAACTCCGCAAATTGTTAAAGACTGGCGAGATAAGCGATTGAAAGTTGTAAAACCTGCGACCGTCAGTAGACAGTTTGCTGTGTTCAGTGCTGCGTTTAACTATGCTCGAAAAGAATTATTTTTGACGAAAGAAAACCCATTCAAAGAAGTAAACAGGCCACCCGAGGCTCAACCACGTAATCAACGTGTGAGTGACGATGACATCGAGACCATCATAACCGGCCTTGATTATCACTGGGGCAAAGTACCTACGAAACAAATGCATTATGTCGCTTGGGCTTTTCTATTCGCATTAGAAACTGCAATGCGAAAGGGTGAGATCCTTAGCATTAAGAAGAAAAATGTTTTTGATGATTTTATACGCCTGGTTGATACTAAGAACGGAAAATCACGTGATGTGCCTTTGACACGGCGCGCGAAAGAACTACTTATGTTGCTTGTGACACCAATTGATGATGATAGATTAATTCCGCACAATGCAAACTCATTTCGTTTAATCTGGCAACGCAATCTTACTAAAACGGGCTTGGTCGGTAAAATCCGTTTCCACGATACACGACACGAAGCTATCACTAGATTCGTGCATAACTATAAATTGCCAATTGAAATTCTATCCAAAATAACTGGTCATGAAACCATTTCAATTCTGGTCAATACATACTACAACCCGACGGCAACTGAGATTGCAAAAATGTTAGATGCTGCTTAGAAGAGATGTATATTTACAATTTAAGTTTTAGCTATTTTATGCAAACTAGATTGTTTATTTTAATATTTTATAAATTTTAACAAGCAATAAAACCGCCTTTATAGCGGTTTTATTGCTTAATTATCGGAATCAAAGACTTGTTGAGCACACCAACTTATCAACATAACTATTAAAGAAAATATCACTAGGCCATACCATTCTCCATACCACTTTTGACTTGAAAAAAAGTTATATTCTCTTTCAAAACCAATCACTTGTTTCCATGTATAACCATCTGGATTAAGAGAGTAAAAGCTTAAAAGTGGATAAAAACAAAAACTCAATCCAGCTCCAGCCAGCAGGTAAAATATTGATTTCGGTATTTCTCTACCCGCCCATTTATTATAGCTAGCAAAAACTATCGCCCCATATACCACCATATAGCCGATCATAAATTGTGCAATTTCGTGTTTATATCCGAAAAAAAACATAGAAATAATATTAGCCACAACAATACAGGCCAAGAATATTAACGCAGTTCTCATTTATGAGCCCTCCAATCGAAAGTTAAGTATTTTAAGCAAGCCAACCAACCGACTGCTAAATTAGGAAATCACATTTTAATCACCCAAATTGTATTTGAATTGTAAAAAATAACCATACAGACCTGTCTATAATGTAGACAGATCTGTCTATAAAAATAGAGACACAAATGTCTCAACTTGATAAAAGGTCTTTAAACAAAAAATTATACCTATGTTAAACAATGGTTTAGAATAAATATTTACTCTAAATACCATTAAAAATTTAAAAATATAAATGTAAACATATTATTCTACCAATTAAAAATTTATTTAATCTTTTAGTGCTAAACTATAATATCCACAATAATAAAAAATAATTTTAAAAGCTTTAAAGTTAATAGTATTAATAATATTTTAAAATGTTATAAATCACCATTATAAACTATTATTTTTTTAGTTTAATTTTTACAAATTGATTAATATAATTAATAATCCATATACCACAGCGCAGCCTTTAAGGATGGTTTTAATTAATATATTTTCTTATAATTTAGGAAACACAAGAAAAAACTTAAGCTATTGTTTAACATGGATTTAAATTAAAAAGTATTGCAAATTTCTTGTTAAAAATTGGGTGCTTTTAAAACTTAAAGAAAAGAGAGTAATATTTAGAAATAATAATCAGATAATGATCTTATTTAGCACTTTTAAGGTGTTTAAGAACGTTCAAAAAAGGTGACTTCTATGTGTGCAAACTATGAGCCTTTAGCTAAAAGTCGTGCTCAATTCTTAAACCTCTATGAGCCTACTTTTGATTATAAATCCGACCTATACCCTGGTTATGATGGACCTATTCTTATTTCAACTGAACATGGCATTGAATGGAGATCCGCCAGGTTCGGTTTAGTACCAAACTGGGCGGAGGATATTAAAAAAGTTAAAAATACATATAATGCCCGTTCCGAGACTGTGGCCACAAAGCCAAGCTTTCGCCATGCGTGGTCTAAAAATCAGTTTTGCTTGATTCCAGTAGAAACGATTTTTGAGCCAAAGTACATCGATGGCAAGTCACATTGGTATGGGATCTATCGTCAGGATGATATGCCCTTCACTGTCGCTGGTATTTATGAATATGCCGTTGTTAACGGCGAACCAGTGGTATCAATGAGCATGCTAACAATTAATGCAGACATGCATCCATTCATGAAACAGTTTCATGCACCTGAAGATGAAAAAAGATCTATTGTTGTAATACCTAAAGGCCGACGCAGAGATTGGCTTACATGCCGTCATGATCAGGCTCGTGATTTTTTAGTAGATCTACCTTCTGACGAGTACACAGCAGCTCCTAAAGAACAAATAAAAAGACCGCCTGCCTAAGCAAACGGTCTTTAATTTTTATAATATTTTCAAGCAACTATCGAATTACAAATTCTACGACTTGAACAAGATTTGCAATCAAATTTGCAAGTTCAAAGCAGATAAAAATTGCGATTTTTAAAAAATGCATTTTTAAATCCTCAATTTGAGCATTGCCTTGTAATGCAAAATACTATTTAATAGTCTTGTTACTATTGAATAATAGTAAGGTTAAAAGGGACTAAAAATTCCAATTAACCACACATCAAAATTTTGTTGGTAGCAAAAAATTGATGCATTTTGCGTTACTTAGCAACGCAAACTATATTTACTGCCCACTTTGTTGAAGACTTCCGCCAAGACGTAATCAACATAGTGGGTAGCTCCTCATAAGCAATTCATCCAATCAAAATATATACAATCAGATTTTATTGCCTATACATATAGAGCAACTTTTTGTGCATCTATGTCATTAACTTTATTTGATTTTTATAAGTAGTTCAATAATTGACATTTTAGTAATTTTTTTTTCATATCCTAAGATCTTATTTAACAATTACATAGCACATAAAAGAACATATAAACATATGTTTATATGGCTGTTAATTAGAAGTTTTTTGATCACTTAAGCACAATTTTTAATACTTTCTTAATGAAAATAACAAAAATCTATTTAACTTTTACATTAATTTAATTTGTTAACACTGTTACCCCCATAGATCATAGATGCTCATTTCCCGACCAAATGCATCCTAAGTCACGTCAATCTATGACATCTGCTTGTTCATAAACGGTTTTTTTAATTTGTGTTTTAATTGATAAAAAATATATCCTAAAAAGGTAAATCCAAACACGCCTTGTAGCGTAGGAGAAACCTAATGTCTAAGAAGTTACCTATTTACTTCTCTGACGGCGCCTGGACGAGCTTGCAAGCTCTCATGGGACCTGAAGGGAAACCGAGCCCCACCGTTAATGCTGTATTTGAACAGATCTCAATGCAAACAGATCTGATCGATAAACTTGGCCTGACACCAATCCTTCCAAAATCTAAAGCAGCTATCCCCTTTGCCTTAGAACGCATCCCTGCTGGTCCAGCCTTCACAACTAAAGATGATGTTGCTACTACAGTCGACCTAAATGAATACCTGATTCATAACCCGATATCATCATTCATTGCACGTGTGGACAGTGAATCAATGCTCGGTGCAGGTTTAGAAGTCGATGACCCAATAATCATTGATCGCAGCATTGAAGCCGCTCATCAAGATATTGTGGTTGCGTTAATCGATAATAAAGACTCGACGATTAAACGCCTCATGATCACCGCTAAAATGTCCAAGAACGACATTAGAGATATCTTTGGTGATGAGAACTATCCATTACCTAAGGTCTGGCTTAAAGCTGAGAACCCAGCGTATGAGCACATCATCCCTGCAGACAACCAGACTGTCGTTGTATGGGGTGTCGTGACATTCAACTTAAAGCGTATGCATTACCGCTCATAATAAGAAGAATAGCCATGAAAAGTAATACTCGCATATTCGCGCTCGTGGATGTGAATAACTGCTACGTCTCATGTGAACGTGTTTTTAATCCGTCCCTGAATGATCGCCCAGTAATAGTGCTCAGCAATAACGATGGCTGTGCCGTGGCCAGAAGCCAAGAAGCAAAGGATCTTGGTATCCGCATGGGTGTCCCAGTATTCCAAATTGAAGATGTTATTAAGAAATATGATGTACAAGTGCTCTCAAGCAATTACGCGCTTTATGCTGAGATGTCACGCCGTTTTATGAGCCTCCTTGGCCAGTATGTCGCACCAGGAGAGCAAGAGATTTATAGTATTGATGAAAGTTTCTTAGAATTAACTACTTACGCAAAAAACTATGATCTGACGGCCTATGCTCAGGAAATGAGATTGAAGGCTTTGCAATGGCTGGGGCTGCCCTGCTGCATTGGAATTGGTCGCTCCAAAACAGAGGCTAAAATCGCAAATCATATTGCGAAGAAGAATAAATATTTTGATGGTGTGTGTAATTTAGCTGAGATGGATCCGTGCTCTGCAGAACAATTGCTTGCTGCAGTTGATGTAGCTGAAGTCTGGGGTGTTGGCCGACAAAACTGTAAGAAACTAAACTTAATGAATATTAAGAGTGTTCTGGATCTAATTGAAGCAAATCCGAAGGAAATTAAAAAGTCATTTTCGATTGTGATGGAAAAGACTGTTCGCGAGCTGCAGGGTGTTTCGTGCATCGATATAGAAATTGATCCCCCGTCAAAGAAACAAATCATCAGTAGCAGATCGTACGGCCATCCGGTTTATGAGAAGAATGATATCAAGTCATCAGTACGGCTGTTTGTGACTCGAGGCGTTGAAAGAATGCGAAATGATGAGTCTTTATGCAAGCTTGTAGGCGTGTTTATCCAAACCGGTAAATTCAATAAAGAGGAAAAATACTCGCCGTATATAATTGTACAAATGCATGAATATACTGATGATTTACTCGAAATCACACGTGCTGCAATTAAAGGAATAGACCAGATTTATAAGCCAGGCTTTAAGTATAAAAAAGCCGGTATCGTTTTACTCGAGTTAATTCATAAATCCAAATTTGTTCCGGATCTATTCACTGATTACACACATCGCTTTGAGCGTGAAAAGCTGTCACAGACAATGGAGGCCATCAAAGCGAAGTACGGCAAAGATCATGTATCGCTTGGTCTATGTAACGACACACACGCAATCTGGCAGATGAACCAGAACCGCCGCTCTCCCTCTTATTTAACAAATTGGTCAGAACTCTTTAGAGTAGGATAATCAACATGCATTTATTTAAATTAACGAACGAACAACTTGCGCAAATACTTATCCCTAAACGTTTTGTACCAGAAAAGCCGCCTGAATTAGAAGGAAAGAATGTCGAGTATGTTTTTGATAGTGAAGATAAATTCGAATTAACCTATGATGAACTGCTAGAAATAATTGGAAAGGCTAGGTTGGCTGGACCGCAATTAATACCTGTGATTGGGAAGGTGGGTAGATAATGAACAAAAACAAAATTAAGTTTTATTCAATTCTTTTATGGGGAGTAGTGTTGTATTCAATTGCTCTACTTATATACAGCACAAATAAAATAGTATTTCACGATAGTGCAGATGCTATCTCAGCATTTGGCTCAATATTAGGAGCATTTGGAACTTTATTTGCAACAATTGTGGCGGCCTACTTATTTAATGATTGGAAAGATCAAAAAAAATATGAAATTGTTTCAACATTGGCATTAGAGGCACATAGAGAATTCATCTATGCCAAAGATAAATACCATTTTTTTTTATTTCAGCATATCTATGGCACACCTGAAATAACTTACAAAGAAGTTGATGATGATTTATTTAAAGTAATTTCTAAGCTAAACCTATTAGATGCGATTTTGGAGCGCTTCAAATTTGGAATTAGAATAAATTCTGAAATAGAAAATATTTATACCAAAGGCTATTGCAAAGTTCCCCAACACTACAGGCAGGTAGTGGATTTAAAAAGATATGGAGCAAGTCAATTACAAGTTGTTTTTGATCAAGCATTCAGTAAAGATAATGATCTATATAAAAAACTATTAGATATAATTGAAAAAGTTGAAGATAAAAAGTAGAAAAAGCCCTCCTTAGAGGGCTTTTCTATTTCTATCCATGCATACATTTTGATTCTTAGTAATTAAAAAAACTAAACAGTATGTTCTGTACGGCGACTGTTATTATCCCCTCACAAAAATTAAACAGAGGGTAAATTTTATGGCCACACCATATATTGTTGTTGGCTGCCCGACCACTGGAGGTGGGCAAGTTATATCTGGCAATAGCATGTTCCAGATCGAAGGTATTCCAATCGCTTGTGTTGGTGATAAGGCTACATGCCCGAAACATAAAACCGTTGCAACGATCATCTCTGGCGATCCGCACATGCAAATCTTTGGTAAAGCTGCTGCACGAGTCAATGACTCTCTTTCATGTGGCTGCAAATTATTACCAAAGCAAAATCTTGTCGTTCAGGATAATGGCGGTGGTGTTTCACAAGGTTCACCAGCACAGAGCTCTCAGGAACAAATGCAGGATAGCTTTGTACCGATCACAGACGAACATGGCCTGAAATTCCAGATTAAAGATCAAGAAACTGGCAAGCCACTTGCTCAGCAATATTTTAAACTGAAGTCACCGGACGCTTCCGAGATTGAAGGCTTTACGGATAAGAGTGGTTATACAGAATTAATTAAAACTGGAAATGCTGCAAAAGAGGTTGATCTAACTACCTTTGATCTTTCAAAGCCAATGCCAGAATGGAATTAAAATGACAGATAATAATCTAAGAGACCCAAATAATCGAAACCTTCCACCATCTTCCCCTGCATGGGATGCTTACCCACAAGAACAAAAAGTCTGTGAAATCACAGAACCTCTTTGTAATGATCACATCAAAGTACGAAATTACTATATGGCAAGACCATATAATTTTATGATGAACATCAATCAATGGGCTGAAGTTGCAGAAAATACAATTGAAATTCTTATGGCTGTTCGATTTGGCATGGAATGGGATATGAATAAAGTCCCTGAAATCAATCTATCGGATCCTGCATTTCATACCCGTATGTACATAAAATTTCATAACTATGTGAAAAAACATTCATTGAAAGAAATTCCACGCATTGTGGGAGAGTTTCAGCAAACAGCTTTTAAAGTACGGTTCCTAAGTACATTTGCGATTGATGAATTGCTTGAACTGAGGAATCTGAGTAAATTTGACCAAGGAAAAGAGATCTATTCTAAAATTGGCGATTTAAAAGATACTTTCTCAAAATTGAATGTGGTAACTGCCACAAGAGATCTTGCTGAGTTGCAAAAAAATAATGGACCTGTTCACATTAACAGAGAAATGTTTAAAAAAGTCTTTAATCAGGACTATAACCCGAAAATGATTCAAATTTTAAAAGATTCAAGAGAGTATCCAGGAGATCCGCACAATGTCGGTAAACAGAACTTATTTTAAATTGCTCTACGTTCCTCTTTTTTTGTTGTTTATCAATGGATGTGCCAACAATCAAGTTAATAGCGATAGAGAGGCTTTAGTCAATGCTGGCCGTGGCGCTGTAAGTATAATAACCGATGATCATCGGGTTTATAGATATGCTCTTCAGTCAAAAAATAGTGATGTTACCAAGTCATTGGTTTATGCAACTCTATCCAAAGCGAATACTTTAAAAGCCTTTGAGGAAGGCGCTGGCAATGGTTACGTAATTGAAGAAAGCCTAACTGTTCCAAAGCTAAATAAGATCTGTTGGATGGCAAAGTTTGCTCGAGAAACAAAGAATATTTTATCTCCTGAAGAACAGGCCAACAATCGTGATATTTATACTTGGTTAGAGACTAAAGAACAGACCTGGCTTAAGAAGCTTAATTCTTCATATTCTAAAGATGAACTCGGTGCAGATGACTGTCGCAAATAGATGATGTAATAGAATGCCAATTACTAAATTGGCATTTTTTTGATTTATTTATTTTTCAACATCTTAAATTTTCAATCGTTCGCTTATCATCAGAAATGCCAAAATTGGGAAATTTAGCAGTGAACAAATTTAAAATATTACTTATTCTTATTGCCGGTTTTACAGCGGCCTGCAGTCAAGCAGATAACACAAATAAATTAACAGAACAGGAAGTCGAAAACGATCTAAATAAGGCAAGAGAAGCTTCACTCTACGCCCAGTTTAATCAACTGTATTACACAAAATTTGTATTTAGTGCTGCTTATGAAGAGGCAACACAAGTATCCAAAACCAATGATCAGTTATTAAATTTTGCAAGCTATCAAGCCCATGCAATTAAAACGACTTATGACACTTTGGGCATTAATTTATCCGGGGATCTTAAAGCGCTTTCAGAAGGGAAAAATAGTGCCATGACATTAAATGCCCTAGATGCTTTATGTGTAGGTAATAAATTTATTGGAAAGTACTCAGCTTTAAAGGTTAAGTCTGGAAGTAAAATTTCACCGGACGTAAAAGATCTATCAGATAAAGCCTTAGCTCTTCAACCAGAAATTGAGAAGATTCTGAAAAATTCAGCAAATCCTATGGATGATATTCAGTGTTTAAAACTGAAATAATATTTTGTCCGTAAAAGTGTAATAAAATGCCAATCCCTAAAAATTGGCATTTTTTTTGGTTTATATATTTTTCAATAATTTAAGTTATCGATCGTTCGCCCGGATCTCAGCTGCAGATCTTGTGGCCAAAAAAATTATTTGGAAGATAATGCCAATCAAACAATAATATCAAAGTGCTCGAACGCAAATCCCAACATGAATATTATTGTTGATCGTATGTGCCGTACATCCTGGCAAAAGTATCAATACTGCAAGGCTCAGTGCAATCGATACCGGTGAACGCTTGCAGCAATAAATTACTTTTTTAAGAAGAGCTCTCGTTCTACAGCACGACGACGAACAAGACCTTTCAGTACTTTGCCACCGCCCTTATTCCAGCGTGGAAACTGTTCGGCAGCACCAATATAATCGCCCTTGTTCAGTTTGGCCAACAAAGTTGAATCTTTAAAGGCCTGCTCACCAATGTTATAAGTTAGGCTCACCAATGCATCAAACTGGTTTTGATTAATGGATACCTTCACACTTTGATTTACTGCTTTCTCAAAACGGTTTAAGTCATGCGCAAAATATTCCTTGGCTTGGCCTAAGGTACAAGTATCTCCTTGCTTTACCTTTACGCCGTTTGGATACACCGTGGTACCATAGCCGATCGTCCAGACACCCACACCATCATCATAGGCATCAAGTTTCAAATCTTCAAAACTAACAATCAGGTTGATACCAACTTGGCTTGTGGTCTTTCCTTTTGAAGAACCAAGACCATCAACCACTTTGTTTAAGTCATCTACCTGAGCCTGTGTTAGTTTACCGCCAGCCAATTTACGTGCTTCATCAAAAAAAGGTTTTCTATTCATTTCACTTTCCTATAGGTGTAAAAAAACCGCCCTAAGGCGGTCATGATTGTTTAAAAACTTAACTACTGATTTGGACTGTCTTTATCTTTCTTCTTTTCCTGCTCTGAACTACCAAAATAGAAACCACAGGCCGTTGTCATTGCTCCAGCAATAAAACCTAATGCTGTATTGATCAAGTTGCTGTTCTCCCGTGGCATATCTACAAAAAATAATGCTATTACTAGGACAAACATCAGCCCCACCAATGCAAAGGCCAAATAAGCCCGAGTCTGTTCACTTGTCATCATAACCCCCTTTTAAACGTTCTTTAGTCTGCTCATATTGCTTCTTACGCAATTCATGGATCTCCTGGGCCCGCTTGTCATCTCTCCGTTTGAAATACAATGTCGTGAAAAAAGTGATTACACCGATAAAGACTGAAAACCACACTGCCCAATCGATACTTGCTGCATACGCTGCCACTGATGCCCCCGCTGATACATATGAAACCTTTGATGCTGTTGCTGCGATTGTGTTAGTAGCAGCTTCAACCGCGCTTGCTGCTTGTTCTTGCATTTGCTGTCTCCGATAGACAATAAAAAAGCACCCGTTTGGGTGCTTATAAAAGATTTAAGAGTGTTAAAGCGTTTGTAAAATTTGACCTCCATTGATAATTTGCAAATTCATTAGGAATGCCCCAATGATTGCAGGTCCTCCTGGTCCTGGTTCACCCTCTAAAGTGCCGTGATACTTCCAGTTCCACTCTCCAGCATTAATTGACTTGGTACCTCGTTGCCCCCAACCACCGCCATTACCAGAAAGTGGCGTTACAGAATCACCATTATTCCTTTGATACCCACTACCTGGAATATCTCTTTGAGCATCAGAAATCTTATCGGTCTGGTAGTCATTATTGAAATAACTTCTGAATTGGGGAACTTCTTGAGAAATAGGGACATCAGTTAGAACTCTACCAAATGGTGCACCACCGCCACCTGGAGCACCTTGAATGGCATAGTTGTATTTAGTGCTGATCCCACTTGGAGTAGCACCACCTCCTGAGCCACCACGTGCAACAATTCCACCATCAATGATCAAGTTCACCTTACTATGGCGAACTAATAAGCCTGGTGCACCTGGACTACCATCACGACGTGTTTTAGTAAAGTTGGTTTCATATTCACTTTCCCAGCCACCATAAGCAGCATGTGCAATACCACCATCACCACCACGTCCAACAACAGTCCCCTTAACAATCAGATTTACAACTAGATCAGGAGGAAACTCACCCGTATCGATTGCAGGAACCTCCCTCATTTCAGGCACAATATATTTAATTGAAGGTCGATCATTCCAGTGTTTATAGATCAATTCAGTTAATGGTCTGAACGCACTTGAACTTAAAATCATGACGCCAGGCTCTACCACAAAATTGATTTCTCCTGCCGTTGGCAACTCACCTCTCTGCATTTGATATAAACGTGCCAGATTGAGATCTAGCTGGTCATAACGGATATAGATTGGAGTATCGTCTACAGGGGTATCGGTAAAGTCCTTATCATTAAGGTAATAACGCTCATCGTAGTTAATCGCGGTAATTTTATTGGTCATCTGATCAACTGGATCTCTCTTGGCTACCAGATAAGGTAACGAGCCTTTGGTATCATCATTCACCACGATATAAGTCGTGTTGATGTAATCCTCTGGATTTAGCTTGAGTGGACTATTCGGTAAACGTCCTAACACGACTTTGTTTGAAGCCGCACCTGCAGTTATAGGAATCAAATCCACGCTGCCATCACTCATCTGCAGATAAATCACGTAGCTTTTGCCTGTGATAAATTCCACATCATGGCTGAGTGTCAGGATTAAGCCCTCTTGTTGACGAACATCACCGCTTTGGTGAATACCATTGCGATAATCAGCAACAGCGATACGATCACGTAAAACTAGCAACTCAGATTCTGATGCTGCATCAAAGGTGATGGATTTACGCTGAAAGCGCATCTTGTTCCACAACCGATACGCATTAAAGTGAGCTTGCCACTTATTACGTACACCGACCGATTTGACCTCTTTAGGATTCTTAGCACTTTTGTCAGGCAGGTAGATATTGATGCGGCTATCGTCAGCAGGATCTGTATATTCATAGATCAGACCGTCATAGTCATCCATCACACCAAAGCTCAGATCCCTTTGATACGTATCAGGATAAATATTCCTAAAGTTAAACAACAGTACCGAGTTATCCGTAGGCCGTTCAAAATACAGCTTGAGCTTGTTGTTCTGGCGATAAGCCGTACAACCCACTGCATCACAAACGTTGGTTACCAGTTCTTCAAAGGAAAGGTTGGTATCATCAATGGTTGCACAGAACTCAGCAGCCAGCGGTGTACCGAAGTAATCCACTATCTCAAAGTAAGTCCGATAAATATTTTCGAGATCTAGCTCATCGACTGTACGACGACCAATCTTGTCATCCAGTGCCATCGAGACCAAAGCATCGGCAAAACTTGAGGTCGGAAACACTTCCTTGGTCATTTCGCCATTCTGGTAAAAAGGCAACATCCTCTGCAGATAAAAGTTGATCTTGCGCGTCTTAACCGATAGAGCGCCTGTGGTGGCATAGGTTCTGGCACGAAAAACAGTTTCACTGTGGTATCGCGTGCTTTGTAATGGAAACGCTCCGTAAAGTGCTTGCCACTTCACCTCATCAACAACACTTGGTGCATTGATTGCGCCAGTCACCCGACGTGCACGAACACTACAACGCCCCTGAAAGGTGGTCATGTCCAGCGTGACACCCACAGTCTGACGTGACTTAGAGGATCCATTCATCTTGATCCGCTGAACCATTGGATTACCGAATGGCTCGCCTGCGATATTTACAGGTGTAACTTCAACTTCAATCGTAACATCTACATATCCCTGATTATTACCTTCATAAACTGCATAAAGACCATTACTCGCCACGAAGTTACAGAGCACTCTATTACGATCTACATTATCCAAGACAAATGGCCCAATCCATTTCTCGCCAATTGATGCAATCCGTGGCGATAATTCAGCAGTTTTCTGGGTGGCAAGTTCTTTCAGGATCCACCAGCCTGGATTCACTGCAGCAGGATTGGATAAGGTCATCCGGTCATTTGCAACAGACAAAACACTGTAGACACCATCCAAGTGATAAAACTGGTTGTTGAACCAGAAACCGCTATTGGTGATTTCTACCCGATCATTACTGACAAACTTAGTGGTTAGATCCGTAAGATTAGATGCAGATCTTAAAATTTCATTCGGATAACCAAATCTTAGATGGTTGGTACCTTCCAGTACCTGAGTATCTGCAGAGCGCAGGATCTGACCATTGACCGAGTTTTGTTGCTGCACAGATAAGGGTAGCGTAGTAATTTCACTACCAAGGAAAAAATACGGATTGCCAGTAACAATATCGACATCAGGGCTATAGACTTCGATCGATGCACCAGCAATATCAACAATATTGGTTTCACCGTCAAAGGCACCATTGATTTGATAGTGGCCACGGCCAATACATCCGACAATATGCTCAACTTCGACATTGTTCTCATACACCTTATAAGGCACAGCGATCAGGTCAGGTGTATCGTTTGCAGCACCGTATAGATCCACAATACGGCCATTTACCCGCATCTTGTTTTCACGGCTTGAAAGCTCGTTATTGGCTGATGAGGACTGGTTGTTATTCTGAGTAGTCTGTGCGATCGACGGCGTTGGCATTAACAGTGCTACAGCTACACCAACGACTAGAGAGATAACCGCCGCCCAAATTGCTGCTCCAATTTCAATACCTTTGGGGTTCTCTACAACAACAAATGTGCCAGGAAGAAAATCGAGCTGCTTTAAGTCATGTGCATTTTTTGGTGTGACCTCGTTGGCCATCGAAATCTCTGCATGCTCCATATCACTTGGACTATGAAAAATCCGTACGTGCTCAGGCATGTGGTCATACTTTGCAGTAAGCCATTGCCCTAGTGTCGTTGCACGCTCAACAGCGTTTTTTTCCGATAACGGATCCTGTTTATAAATAATCTTAATCATAGTAACTAATCCGACTAAACCCCATTGCTTGAATAACCTCAATACGCAAAAAAGAAACCCCACCCTCCGTTAGATGCAAAACCTTTCCCCCACGAAAAAGCCCCACATGCGGGGGCTTATTTCTGAGTCTTGGGTGGAAGGCGACAATGCAGCCCTCCTTGGGCATGGGCAGCGGGTTTAACAACTTCAGCCGCGAAGGTAGGAATACTTTCTCTTTAATTGGCTTCATAAACAGTTCCAACGCCTCACCACGGTCAATCTCGTATAGATCCATTGCAGCATCATGGACAAAGTGAACACAGTTGTAATGTTCCTGATCATATTGCCGATCAAGTAAATGATCATGACTTTTCATAATGCCCCCTTGAGACCGGTGAAGCGGTCCAGCGAAAAGATGTCGCCAGTCTTGGCGGTATTCAAACGCGGTGATTCAGCTTTGAATGTAACTGCCTTGTGGTCCATGGCCACGCCAGACAGTTGCAGGCCAAGCAGGAAGTACATCGGTGTATTGAGATTGTCTGAGCTATACAGACGATAATTGACCGTTGGCTTAATATCGGGATATTGCCCTTCCATCACCCGCTCAAACTCATCTGGCAGCACATCACCAAGCCCTGATATGGAAATCGTTAAAGACTGATCCAGATCGCCTAGCATGCCTGATCGTTGAATCTTGGCAGGCAAGTATTCATAGAACAGTTGGCTATCATTTTCTTTATGCCGTACATAAACACCCTGATCATCATTACGGACCACACGATAGGTATTCATAAATGATGGATGTGTTAGCTCGATACACTCCAGCTGATAAATGTCGACCGTTCGATTGAGAAAGAACTTTGCATATTCCTGATCCATCACACCACCCAATCTTTAATTAAGGTCTGGTCAGCTATTAGATCCTTCTGATTTTGTACAACCTCAAGCTGAGCATTGACTCGGAATAAGTTGCCGTTGACCTCATTGGTCTTGAATGAGTTGGGAATAAAGTTGCATAGGTACTGCTGACGTGTGCCCTTATCGATCACCAGATCTGCATAAAATGAAGCTGGCATGTTCTGGTAAATCCGCCAAAAGGCCATCATCTTATTGAAGTCGACTTTACTGAGACTCCAGTTCACATCGACAATGTGACTATTACGTTTTACATCAATGTAATAGCGGCCTTTACCACCATCAAACTGCTGACGTTTCACATCATCACCTGGTGTCACGCCATAGCCACTCGTTTGAGGATTAAGTTTTAACTTGTACATAACTTTCCTTCAGGTAATAAAAAAGCGCCTTTCGGCGCTATTTAAAATATGAAAAAACCTCCCGTAGGAGGTTTAATCTGCGAAAATATCTTTATGCATTAAAATCGTTTCTCTATTTTTCTTCTGTTTTCTTTCACTGGCTTCATGAAGACTTTCAATAAAGCCATTTTTTTCATAAAAGCTTATTACTTTTGTCTCATTAACCGCATCTAAGGTTAAGAATCTAACTGCAAAAAGATGACTATATACAACCCCTTGTATTAATTCTAAAATTAAACTTCCATAACCTTTCCCTGCATATTTCCTATCTACTGCGAGTTTAGTAATTTTTACTGCCGGGAAATATGTGATGGGAAATTCCCCATTTAATGCTAATTCTGCTTTTTCACTATTGGTGAGTACAATTTTATCTGCTGAAAGACTAAAGTAGCCTATCAGTTCATTGTTATGAATTACTAAAGTGGTCTTAGTTAAACCATAACTATGATACTCAAAAGCATCTTCAATCAAAAATTTGTTAAGCTCTTCGCGCTCACATTCAAATTTTTGATAAAGATGCTTTTGATCTGATTCTAAATGTATTAACTCGACCTCAGAAATATCAATCTCTGTGGACAAATTACAACCTCTTAGTTTCTGTAAGCGCTTTTAGCGATTTGAGCTAATTTCTCTAAACGAGTTTTACGAGCTGGAGTAATTTGTTTTTGCGCTTCGTCAATAATTTTTTGAGTTGAAGTTACACCAAAAGTTGGTGTAACCAACATTGCTGGAGCTTTCATAATGTTTCCCAAAATCAGAAATGATAATATATGTAGATAAAACGAATTAATTAAACCTCTACGTAATGAAGCTTAATGATTATTCGTTATTCGCAATGATACGTCGTCTTCGACTTCGCGTCAATACGCCACTTCGCTCAGCGTGTCAATACTTCGTCGTTGTTTACGTATCTAACTGTAAAATTTGTACGCACAATTCGTCAAAACTTCGCGTCGTATTGTACGGTCGGTTTAATAGAAAGTCGGAAACAACGTCTTGCTTAAAGAAGCCACCCCGAAAGGTGGTAATTTCATTAACGATTACGCCGTGCAGTTGTATTGGTTGAAATGGCCCGACTGATTGAGGAGTTAGGATCTTTGACTTGATCACTGACTATCTTTGGCACCTCACGTGGAAGAGTCCTGTCTAACTCATCCTTCACAATGAGACGGACAGTATTTTCATCCAGTTGCTCTGCTTCGACCGTTGCACCTTTCATTTGATTCACCACTTCAATTTTAAAGTTGATCGTAGGTGCAGTTGGTTGAACTGAAGCAATAGCCTCTGCTTGTGGCCGTGCAGATCTACCAAGAGTGAAGTCATAGACATCCTCAAGATTAGACCGATCCTGAACTAAACCATTCGGTGAGAAATACACTTTGCCATCATGGTACAGATCCGATCCGGTAGAGATCTTTGGAGTATCTGCAGTCTGATTCGCCTTATAGATAATCTGGCCATCTCCGGATTGATTGAAGATGTTTGATTTCTTCTGGCTTTCCATAAAGGCATTTGAGCTCATCAGTGCGCGGCGCATGATATTGTCTGCTGAGACGTTGTTATTGAGGAATGCTTCAGGGTTTGCACTCTTACGCATACTCTCAACTAAATTGACACCGCCCCAGCGTTTAATATCATCCTGTGACCATACAATCTCGCCCTTGTGAACAGATCCGGCAACCTCGTATTTACCACCTTTACCCGTGTAACCACCCTCAGCAAAGCCTTGGTCCTTAATTGCACGGATATTGCTGATAATGCTGGCACCTTGAGCAATCGCCCCTGCAATTAATGGCAAGTTTTGAGGAAAACCAACCTTGGCAGCCTGAGCAATATTCTGCTGAATCGCAATACCGGCTGCTGCAATTGCATAGGCTTTATCTGCAGCAAACATGATCTTGTAGGCCTTGGATTGCTCACCGAACATAGAACCGAACATCGATGTTACTGAACCAATCATTTGCCCACCGAGAGCAATTTGAGCATTCAATCTATCTTGTTGGTACTTATCTTCAATTTGTTGGGCATTCTGAGAATATTCATCATAGATGATATTGCGTTGCTCAAGAGCGGCTTGCATGATCGCTGTTTTCTGATCCTCAAAGTCTTGTTGTGATAAAAGACCAGCCTGGAGTTTAGAATTGATATCCTCAATACCACTCTGCTCATTGTAGTCAACTGCTGCGGACTTGCTATCAAACAGATCCTGAGCTGCACCAAGACGGCTAAACCGGTCTTGATCCTGTCGATAGAATTCGCTGGTACCATTCATATCAGCCTGGATACTTCCCCAGTTCTGAACAGCACCGGTAATCTTGTCACGCATCTCCTTTTCCTGACTAGCTTTAGAGAACGTAATCCTTTTCTGGCGCTCTTCTTCAGTGAGTTTGGTATTCTTTAAAATTTCCTCCCGTTCTAGTCGATACCGTTCCTGCATAGCTTCAGTTTCAGACATCAAGACTAATTTAGCCTGGAACAGACGCTGTTCTTGTGCCAGTTGCATCAACCCTAGCTCTTGCTGATATTGTTGCTCCAGCAATTCAACAGCCTGTTTCTGTTCAGCCTTGCTGAGTTCAATATCATGGGCAGCATTGAATTTTTTACGGGCAAAGCTTTCTTCCAGTAACTGAATTTCAGTTTTTTGGAACTCCTTATAGTCATCCAGTTTGGTACGTAAAGCCTGTTGAGCGATGGCAATATCATTGTCTGCACGGCGTTGGAGTTCGGACTTAATTTCAGCAGAGCGTTCTGGAGAAAAGCCTGCCTTATCTACATCCTCCAGGCGAACAGTCAAGTTGTTTTTAATTCGCTGGACTTCACTGGCCACTTCATTTTCCAGTGCACGTTGAGCATCCATTTGTTTCTCAATTTGAGACTGAATATCAACTCCCGCTTTATCACTGCCTTTGCTTGCGCCGCCTTTAACCTTGCCTTGCATTTTTGGAGACTGGTGAAGCAGTTTTAAAACCACTCCATCTTCAAAAGTCACCGTACTGTAATACCCTCCACCTTTAGGATCATAGGCCGTCTGTACATCTTTCACTGCGACATTGGTAGTGATTGGTGTACCAACTGGCATTGCAAAATCAATCCCCTTATGAAATGAAGAAGCCCCTGCTGTAGGGGCTTTTCTTGGTCCATAATTGGAACTGATCCGATATGAGGATAAAGGTTTATCAGCCGCCTTTAAGCGTGCCAGATGCTCATTACTGACTTTCTGACCAGACAACGAGCCACCATACCGAACATCAAGGTGAGCACCAGTACCAATTCCAGAATTACCAGAGATCCCAACTAGACGTTTACTGACTTTCTCTTGTTCTTTGAGCTCGCGTGTTTGCTTACGTTTAGATTCAGCAATCTCATCTTCTTTCTGCTTTACTGCATCTAATGCATTTTGAGCTGAAACAATCTTTTTAATTTCAGCATCTGTGACGATTGCGGTAACACCGTCTCCCAATGCTTTTTGTTTTTCGGCTTGAAGTTTATTGATTTGATCAATTACCTCCTTGCTAAAACCTAAATTCATATATGCTAACCGCTCATTTGCCGAAAGCACATCTCGAGAAAGACTTTCAAAATAACTCTTCTGTGCTTTTGCGGCTCTGTCAGCTGCATTTGCATTGTCATTCAACTCATTTGTATTACCTTTAATTTGAACGGCAGCATTTTGAGCTTGATTACCAGCTAAAATAATCCCCTTACTAAATACCTTTAGTTTTTCCGCTGCTAAATTGGCTTTAACTGCATTTTCATCATACTTCTCAACCTGCTTTTTAAGATTGTCATAAAGATCTGTAGGCAACTTGATCTTGTTTAGACGTTCAACAGCTTCGCTATAGCTGATCGTCCCCAATCGAGCTTCATTAGAAATTCGAGTAACTTCAGCATTGCCCTGAGCATAATTCTGAATATCAATTAAAGCTGACGCGACAGTCTGGCTGGTTTTCTTTAACTCCTTATTTTGCGCTTCAAAAACAGCTGTTAAATCATCAATTGCTTTTTTCTTATCGTTGCCAGTTAACTTTTTAAGTTCTTCATCAGCTTTCTCAGCAATTTTAGCCTGTTCAGCTAATTTTTGATTAGCTTCCTCTGCTTTCTTACTAAAATGAGAATAGACCGCAGTCAAACCTGCTACACCCAAAGTGATTGCACCAATTGGCCCTCCAACTAAAGCAAATGCACCGCTCGCTAATCGACCAAAGTTTAATGACGCCAAGGAAAGCTTTTTTTGTGCCTCTGTTTGTGCATTTGTAGTAGCCGTGACCGCTGCTTGCGCCTGCGCATAACGAGCAGCTGCTGCAGTAGCACCGTATTTAGCTTGAGCTTCAGCATTGGTCGCTTGAACATTCGCTAAGTGCGCTTTTGCTGCATTCGCTGCTGCTGTTGCTTCTGCAACTTCAGCCTGTGCATTTGCAATAGATGCCTGACGACTGCGGATTGTAGATAAGATTCCAGTATCGGTAGCAACAGTTTTAGCAATAATTGTCTTGGTTAAATAAGCAAGACCGCCAGCCATAGCAGCATTCATTACGATATCAATATTATCAGCAAATACACCAAGTATTCCTGCTGCATTATTGGTTAAGCCCATAGCCATATTGAGCTCACCAACATACTTGGTTACGGCATTTGACAATGTGGTTAGGCCATCTGCAAGGCTGTTCTCCATTGCATCTGCAAGTTCTTTGTTTGAATCCTTTGTTAGCTTGAGAGTTTTGATTAGATCTTCGAGAGAGATTTTACCCTCTGCGCCGAGTTTGCGGATTTCAGCCTCAGCCATACCTGTGGTCTTTGCCATGTCCGAGATAATATTGTCGGCAGCTGAAACAATAGAGACCCATGCATTAGCATCAATTTTACCCTTTGCCATAGACTTGTTTAAAGCATCAATCGCTGATTGTGCTTGATCTGCACGGGCGGCATTTGCAACAAATGAAAATGAAAGGGAATCTGAGACGTCAAGCGTATCTTTGGTTTGATAGCCCAAGGCCTTCATACCACCTGCGAGGCCTAAATAAACCTCTTGGGCTTCACTAAGCGCACGATAAGTACTTTTGGTTGATTGAAACAACCGGTCTTGAACAAGGTTATATTCTTCAGCACTTTCTGTGGCATTACGGATACGTGCCGCCATTTGTGTATAGCCATCAGCTCTTGATACCGCCTCATTGATTGTAACTAAGCCAACCATATATTTGGCTAAAGCTCTGATAGAATCGTTATATGAAACAAGCGAACCTTTCTGGTTCTCCAAGTGCTGATTTGTAGATTTAATTTCTTGACCAAATTTTTGTGTTTGTTGGGTAATTTGCTTTGTAGCTTCAACGGTTTTATTAACGACAGAGTTCGAATTATTTACGGTTGTATTGTAGTTATGAACAATGTTGTTTGTTACAGTTACTTGCTTCCCAAACTCCTTTGATGATTCAGCAGCAGATTCACCACTTTCAGTTACTTGAACCAAACCTTTTCTCAAATCATCGGTAACACGCTTTGCGCGCTCCGTATCAATTTCAATTACTAAACGTGCTTTTTCAGCCATTTCTATTTTCTCCAGGCGTAAAAAAACCGCCGTTTAAAAGCGGTTATAAATTAGAAATTCCCCCGCAGAGTAGCAGGGATTTAAAAGAATTTTATTATCAGTCTCTAGGAAAACCCGAGCTAGCAATAGCTGCATCACTAAGACGCGGATCACCTGCTGGAGCAGCAATTTCAGTAGCGGCAATTTCAGTCTCCCGAGATGCTTTTATATATGCTGCCGCTACAGCATCAGCGGCGGCAGCTGCTGCAGATGTAATTTGATCAACTCTCGAAGATGATTTGTTCCAGCTTTGGCGAATTTTTTCAGCTTCAATATTTTGTTTTTCTTGAAAGTAAATTGATTCAATTTCGTTATAACGTGTAGTATCAATTTGATTGAATTGGCTATCCTTTGCACCTATAACGCTTTTAATAGCATTATCTAAATAAAGATTAGAACCAGTAAATTTAGCAATAGGAATATGGATACCTAAATCAACGTTTTCACCATCACTAATTAACTTATATAGGTATGTATTTAATGACTCAGGACTTTTTTCATCTTTATTTAACCTAGAGATAAAGCCACATTGGTAATTACCTCTAATAGATGCACCATAGGAATTATGTGCCTCATACTCAATATCAACCATCAATTCTCGAAATCGGGCTTTATCTTCTTTAACTTGATCTCTAATTAATCCATTAGTTGTAATTAACTCACCAAAAACACTTTTAATATCCTGAGCAGTAGGGATAACTGTAGAAATATTTACCTCTCTAATTTTAAGGCTCGAAGGGCTTTTTAATGAGGCTGTTAAATAATCAACACATTTATCATAAGAGGTATTAAATAGTGTTTTGTCCATTTCTGTGTTGGGCTCTTTGCATCCAGTCAAACTTAAAATCAAACTCAATAAAATAATCTTTTTCATAAAAACACCCTCTTAAATCAATGCCCAATTTAACAAAAGGTTAAAATAAAGTCATTAAAAAACCCACATTAAGTGGGTTATCTTTTCTTAGCTAATGATCCAAATAAAGAAAACAAGCGCAAAGAACCCAATAACTCCAGCAATTATCCATTCAGATTTTGGATAACCCAATAAATTATCTGGATTATTATAATCTGGCTCTTTTCTTGCAGATTCTTTTTTATATCTAGAAAACTTAGAGTATGAAATGCCGGCTCCAGGCAATCCAGCTGTAGTCTTTACACCCTTCTTGCCAACATTTACCCTAGCTCCATTTTTTCCAATAGATAAGCTACTTACACCTTTTTTAGTGATATTCACTTTCACCCCAGGCGCTATTTTCAAACTCTTTCTAAACTTAAGCCCCATAAAATATCCTCATTATTTCTTGCAAGACTAAAGTCTAAGGAGAAATATCAAGATCATTAAGACCTTTGGTGTTAAATGTTCTGCCATATAATGAAGCGGGGAAAAAATCCCCATTAATTGAAAGTTTTTCTGACTGCTTTAGCTTTTCTATGAATTTAGGTAGCTCCGAATCTAACACAAGCATCATATTCTGCCGATTTGGTGGCATTGAAGAGGCATCAAATGTGAATACATGCTCTTCATTATCGAACTTTGCAATAAAAGGGCAAGCCTCATTTTTACAACTAAATTCAGCATTTTCAGCCATCAGAACGACTCTATTTCTTCCATCAGAAAACTTTTGTACTAGCAATTCAATATAAGGGGATTTATAGATAGCACCCTCATCTACCAGCCTCCATGTTTGCATAGTTATTTCATTAGGCAATTCACTAGTATAATAATCCCATGTCTTACCATTATGGATTTCCTGAGCCATAGTTTGTGCTGCCCGCTCCTCCATTGCTTTAAACTCTTTTTCCTTAGCAGGTTTTCCGCAACCCATTAAAGCCAATGCTACAATAATAATTAATGTTTTTTTCATAAAATTACCCTCATGTAATGAGGGTAATTTAGCAAACACTTTAAGTTTAGTCATTAAATACCGGAGAAAGATATTTTTGTATTTTACATCAATCTTTATTGGTAAGTGCATGAACTAGATCTGATAACAACCTCTGTTCCTCTAAAGGTAACTCTGTAAAACGCTCTGAAATATAATCTAAATAGAAATCTTTATTTTCTTTTGTATACTCATCTGTAGCATCATTGATTAAGTATTCATTCACCATGAACTTTACTTTTCTAAGATTGCTATCTAAGCCAGTCAAAGTATTATCAAGAAGATTATTTTCACCCTTTTTTGCATAACCTAATGCAAAATCAAGCAAATTTATCATAGCAGTATTAAGAGATATACCCTCCTGCTCTGCATAACTAGTGAGCTTTGCATGTGTTTCAGAAGGCAATCTTGTTTGCAACCTAATTGTAACTGTCATAAATAATCTCCCACTCTTGACACCAAGAATAGTGTCATTGTAATCTACAGTCAAGTGGTACTACTTATAGTGTCACATTAAAACGCCCCAAACAAACTTGCAGGAATGTGGGGCGAGTTATCAACCACTAAGAGGTAATTGATATGGCTAGTTTATCACTAAGCTTTAATGAAGTGAATTTTTCACCTGTGCAACATAATAATCAGATTTGGTTAACTGCAAGTGAACTTGCAAAAGCACTAGGTTATGCAAAATCTGATGCAGTAACTCAGATTTATGAACGCAATAAAGATGAGTTTACTTATGAAATGACAACGACCCTCAAATTGAGTGTCGTTAGAAAAACAGGCCACGTTGAAATGGAAAACCGAATTTTCAACTCTCGTGGCTGCCATCTTATCACCTTCTTTGCTCGCACTTCTGTAGCAAAACAATTCCGTAAGTGGGTACTTGATGTTTTGGATAAAGAGGTAGGCGCACCCGTTGCCAAAACCCACAAATCAGAACGAGAACCTTTGACGAACGCCGTTAATATGCTGGTAGCTAAAACCAAGCATCTCAACTACAGCGATGCATATAAGCTCGTACACCAGCGTTTTAATGTAGAGCATATCGAAGACATTCCTTTTGACACTATTCCAGTTGCTGTCGAATATGTACACCATTTGATTGCACTTTATAGTAGTGCAGAGAAACAACAATTCGGTGAGGGTGATTTACATAATCTGCATGCATTAGCCACACATATGATTTGGGCACAATCCTGGTGGCGGGAATTTGGTGGTGTGATCAAGAAATTGAATCCAGTCATTTACAGTAGAGTTACCACCCATTTTCTGGATGGGGCAAGTTTAGCTTGGTGGTTTGTTAAGGAAGATGGAAAGCAAGAATTGAAAGAATGTGTAAATAGTTTTGATTGGTTTACTGCGACATATCAGCAAAAGTTACCAATCTAATTTCCATCGCTTATTCAGTTCTAACAAATAGAAAGAAAAGCCCCTCGGGGCTTTTCTTTTAGCATTAAAAAACCACCCGAAGGTGGCTTACTTAGTTAAACAGGATTAATAACATAGAAGTATATAATAAAAGCCGCCAATAAAATGCAGGACAAAGCTAGATAAAAACCAACTGTATTAAAGCTCTTAATAAATTTAATAACATTCATATTTACTAGGCTCAAAAAAAATTGGATGAATTATCACATATTTTTCAATTTCACTATCAATCAAATGGGAATGATAAGTTATGACTTTGAGCCACCACTGTCACTTTTGGCCTTCACCTTTTTATAAGCTTCTTCCAGGAACAGATCGTCCAGCGCAAAGATGCAATCATTAAAGATATGTGGACCAACGGGTACATCATTATGCTCGGCATAAACATTGATGGCCTGCTGGTCTATCGATAACGGCATGCCCTGCTCATATCGTCTGGATCTGCAAATCGTATTAAATGCCAGTAAGATTGATTCAGCGGCATAGGATGATTCTGGTGGTTCAGGAATATGACCACCTAAGAATCTGATTTGTTCGATTTCGTGCGGCGTTTTCGTTGCGTACGTTTTTTGGTACTTGTAGAGCTCAATGACTTTCCCAGGATAACGGCCTTATCTTTGTCAGCATTCTCCTGGATCTTCTGAGCTTCAGTTTTAACGAACAACCAGATGGCCACACCGATGTCACCAAGGTTGAATAGCTTGGATGCATTCTCGGCTGTATATGGCATGTCAGTCTCTATAGTCTGGCCATTGACGACCTCAGCAAAAACTACGCCCTTCCAGTCTTCAATCAGATGCGCAGCACAGGCATCCATTAACAGCTCATGATAAAGCTTGTCAGCAGGATCTGTGGCCATCACGTCATAGCCTTTGGATGTAATCTGATTACCGGCCCGTTCGATTGCCACCTGAAACGGTTTATAGGCAATGCCACGGATCTTGAATTCGGCCTGAACCTCACCTTTATCGTTCTTGAACTGGCACCACTTAGATGCTTCTGAACTTTGTACAATACCGACTTTTAACGCCATAACGACCTCTAAAATTTAAGCAATAAAAAAGCCCATGACACTGCATAGGCTTGGTTTTAAGTTAGATAAATAATTGTGTACTCGCTTATTACAACAGCGCACGTACAATGGTTGGGCTGGTACGCACCTGGGCAAAGTTGATGTCTACCGTGATGATGTCATCACCACCGCCGTCAGGATGATTAGCTTCCATGACTTCCAATTGCGGGAAATTAAGTGAGTACTTACTGCCTTTGTTGTCAGTGATATCAAAAACCAGCGTGAACACATCACGGGTTTTAATCGCATCAATCCAGGCAGCTGATGTCGCCGAGAACATGAAATTACCGTTTACGCCGATATCCATCATCTTCTCTAAGTAGAACTCTGGTGTGTATTTGCCAGATCCAATACAGCGGATCGCTTCCAGGTTGTTATTAAAATTAATGGTGAGTGACTGCAGACAAGCTTTGCCTTGAATCGACTGACCATTAATCAGTAACTTTTCAACGTTCGGCATGCTGACTACTGGACGGCTTGAAGCAGCTACAGGATTCACTACGGGATTCACTTGCTGACGGGTGAATGAACTACCGACCAGACCAAAGTTACCAGTGATCTTGCCTGTGGTTTGAATAGTGATTTCACCAGTATTGACCTGTACACCGCGATAGATAAATACCTGGCCAATATCCTCAAAAACTTTTACTAAGGTTAGAGATTTGCGTACACCACCACCAAAACTAATCGCGTTTGCTGCCCAGTTATTAAAGGCCAGTACACTCAGAAATAAATCAAAAGTGCCAAGTGATAATTCAAATTCTAGCTGGCCAGTTACTTCAGCTTCGGTAACCGAAGCACCCTGACGGAAGCGAGAATCTACCACCTCATTGCTTTGTTCTGTTGAAACGTTTTCGGATAATCCATCTGTTACACGGCGAACTGTATACCAAACTGGATTTGCTGGAGTAGTCCCGAGCACTGCTTCTTCACAAGCATATAATCGGATTTTTGCGCCTGAACTCATTTATTGTTCTCCAAAATTTAGGTATTAAAAAACCCGCTGATTAAGCGGGTTGTTATTCACTTTGATCATTGATTTTAGGCGGCTCTACACCATCCATGGCAGCTGCCACAGCCTGAGCCAAATTGGTTGGTTGGAACTCAACTGGTATTTCACTCAAAGGCTCTACAGGTTCCGGCTCAGGTTCTTCATGCAGACGGATATCAATCCAACGCCCTGCAGGAACATCAAGGGGATTGTCTAGGTCAGCCACGACTGCAGCAATATCAAAGTCAAACTTTCGCTTGTAGGTTTTAATTGAAAGATCACCGCTTTTTAATGTTTCATAGAGCACTGCAACGACTGTGTTACCATTAGCATCCTTAGGAATCTCGATATACCAGCCTTCTTGAGCAAAACCTAATGATCCTTTAATTAAATAATCGCCAACATCGACTTTCTTAAATTCAATTGGTTGCTTTTCAGCATCACTATTAAGCTCGATATGATTGTTGAATAGCTTCACTACTGGTGATGCTGATTTAATAAATCCATTGGCATCAACAGCTGTGTTCCTTGAACAATAAATTTTTGACCAATTGTCCCACACATTGTTGTTTTTAAGTCTAATTTGAGGATTATATGACTGGATTGGGTTCCAAATTTGAACACAGTAATCTCCTGATAATGCTGCCAAATTGATTCCAATCCCCTGATTAGTCCAAACTACACCCGGTGATACTGAGCCATTCCACTCAGAGGGCGTTGCAAACATACAATTCACCCTTTTGTCATTAACTTCATTTGAACCAGTTGTAATAGTTGGCGAAGCCACACCCCATCCAAATGCTCCTACTTGCATTACATTTCCTGTTTTCTCCCCTACAGCTTTTGTCGCTGCGTCTTTTAATCCTTGAACCTGTGTCCAATCAGGCGTTAAGTTTGGAATGCCAGAAGCAAAAGGTAGCATGAATTGCCGCTTTCCCTGAGCTGAGTTCAATTGGAACGGTCGATGATCCCAACTAAATTTAAATACAAGATTTGCCATTATGCTGTTACCCCTTCAACCACTTGGAAAGTTAAAGTTTCGGTATGTTGAGTGTTGCCGCTCACTACTGCTTTAATATCCATTTGACACAGACCTACAGGCCATGCTGCTGTACTTGTGCCAGATTTAACGTTAAGCCAACCTTTCTGTGTACTCTGACTTAATGCTACACAAGTCAATGTTGCTACTGATGCACCATCAACCAGAGATTTAACCTGAGATGTGAACGTATAGCCAGTTAGATCAATAGCACGGCGAACATCGTCCGGTAGAAATTGCAAAGTTTCGTCCATATCGACGAGCTGCAAATTCAGGTTAAAGGTGTCACCACGCTTAAAAACAAAATTGCTCATAAGTGATTCCTATAGACATAAAAAAACCACCGATGAGGTGGTAGTTAAAATAAAAAATCGCCCTAAGGCGACCATTCAATAAATCTTATTCTGTATTGCTCAATTTACTTTATAGCCGATCGTTACGTTGTACTGGATAAAATCGCTATCTTTGCCTGCATTGATTGCTTGTCCTTGCAGACATTCCAGATGATAAATATTGAAATACTCAAAATGAGCCAGTAATGCATCACTGAGTTCGGTAATCGCTTTCTCTCCAGTATGCAGCCGGTCGAAGCATTGGATCATGATATTACCGGTTCGCCGTGTGCATGGCTTGTCAGCAATACCCGAAATAAAGCTTGATCCACCGGCAATCGTTAAACGACACCACAGGCCATTTTTAGGCACTTTAAATTCTGGTGCATTCGGATACTGGATCCGCGCTTGATCGATACCAGTGAAGCCCTGCATGCGAGCAATGATGGTTTGTCTCGCCTGCTCTAATGTCATTGCCATGTTAGCCACCGTACTTTTGGGAAATAAAGTTAAATGTGATGCCATAAATACCTTGGCCAGCCTGCTGCGACCATCCATTCTCTAAGCGTTCTGCATATGGAAGGTTGTTCTGGATGTAAACCAAGTTTCCCAGCTTGATTTTAACCGCCTGGACTGCAGCATCCTGATTGGCATTTACCTCAGGTCCACGGACACCCATATCAGCAGATCCGATAGAAACAATGTGTGAAGCACGGTATGCACCTGTGTCGACTGGGCTGGTATTAACCAAGGACTGAACCGTATCCATCACAATATTTTTTACATGTGTTTCTGAATCGCTGACTATCTGCACGGCGAATTCAGTTGGTTTTTTACCCTTCCACCCCATCCTTCACCTCACTTGCCTGGTACATCTCGAAGAGATCCTGAGCGATCGCTTGAATTGAATAAGCTTCAAATTCACTACTCGGCTCACGCTCACCCATCAATACTCGAACTTGCTGCCAAAGGTGCACCGCTTCATGCAAAAGCAGCCCATAAACTTCAATGAGATCTCGCCCCGAAGTATCGCCAAGTTGGACGACCGCATAAGTCCCTTCCTGGTAATAATCAACTTGAGCTGCAGCACCATCAATTGAAAGAAACTGATCCGCCTCTTGCATGTCATCGAATAACAGGTCCATGTGAAGTTGATTGCGGGCCAACGTGTATTGCATGTGCTGAAAGGGTGATTCGCGCCACAACGGTACATAGTTAGTGTTTACCATGGATCCTCTCTAACTTGGCAAAGGCGTTTCATAATGCTCACGCCCATCAAATGAGTAATGAATAAAAATGCCATCCTTATAATCGGGATGGCATTCGCAGTGAAAAAGTGTGTGTGGTTTCAGATCATCATCAGGTACCACCTGCACACTGTCGTGAAATTTATATACGGTCCAAGTCATATTTACTCCAACTTTGGCCGATAGGTGATTCGATGTTTCTTTCCTACGGTGAATCGGCCAGAAACAACCGTATCCCGATTTAATGAGTACCAAAGTTTTGTTTGCTTGATACCTTCACTATCATTTTCTTCAATTTCCCTTTTTTCCCTATCCCACTCATTGTGAGTTCCAATCAGAAGGCGGCAGATTAAAAGAATCACGATAAAAAGAATCGCAGCGATAACTAGCCATTTCATTACACCTTCCTCAACTGGCATTTCCAGATTGTTTCAGCTGGATCTTGTTGAATGTGCATGACTCGAAAATTGCCAAGGGGTGTAAACCACTCATCATCAATTTTCGGTACCATGGTTACTTCATTCTGCAGAACAACCGCCTTTTTATCGGTGGCCAAGACTCCCAACGTCTGGATCTCATATTGATTGTATGAACCAAACAGCACACCACGGCCTTGGTAAAACTGTCTTATTGCGTTATATCTTTCAGTCAGAGGATCCCAATCTTTTTTGATGATCCGCTCACACGAAAAGGATTGAACGGCATCTGCCAGATCTTCATTAAATGCCTCGGCAATATCTGCCTGCAGTTCATCACGTAAGCTCATTAGATCCTCCGGATAAAGAATACTGAAGAGCGCTTGGTGAATGGCTTAATCAGATCCAGAATGTATTGCTCAGTAGCATTCAGCTTTACAGATCCATCCTGGTATTCCTTTTCTGATTCGACCTCAGCTTTCACACGCTTGCGTTTTAAGGCCTGTTCTTGCCCTTGGTAAAGCTCACCCTTCATGATGCCCTTAATGATCTCGTATGAGGCTGTTTTTAGTGCCTTAGGCACTTGTGTTACATCTTCATAGGGTTTTACGTTACGGGCGATCAGATAGGCTTCGGTCTTTTGCAAATAATCAGCCTTATCACTGGCAGATAAAGCATCAAAGCCTTGTACATGTTCAATCGCTTCTTGTTCAGTGATAAAGCTCATGGATTATTCCTTTGGCTCTTGAGGGATAAGTGCAAGCAAATCGTCTTTACGGGTAACGCCGTCAAAAGAAATGCCTTTTTCAGTCAAGACAGCTTTGATTTCATCTACCTTCAGAGATGAATAATCAACAGGTTTATTCTGTTCCTGGTTATCACCCGCACCCGTTTGATTCTGATCACCCGCACCAGCTTCCAGCTCGGCAATACGCGCCTTCATTGCATCAGGATCATTTTTGAATGCAATAAACTCACCCTTCACGCCTGCCAGTTGCTCTTCAAGTTCATTCACTTTTTCTTGTGTCATTTGTCGTTCCCGTGCTCGGTTAAATGATGAAAGTCCCATGAGGATCTCCAAATATGATTTTGGGTTGCCTTTCCGTAATTACCGAAAGGCAAAAATACTAAAGGCGGGTAATCCCGCCTTTTAGTTATTTGATCTTGTGCTTGAATGCCACGATCCGGATCTGTTTAGGATCGTATACACGCTCCCAGTTTGCGCCCTGGGCGAGACCAGCATTATTCGGTGCAATACCGGTAGCACCCGCCCATTTAATGCCACGGGGATGCAATACAAAGTGACGGCGGTTAATCAGAATGTCGGTACCGGCCAAGCTGTCACGGTCTGTTTCTACGCCAACCGGTGCACCGATATCCTGGAAGCCAATCGCACCTTGGCCAAACAGGAATGAAGTGAATACATCACCATCCACAGGCATGCCATCATCAACAATGACACGGCGATCCATAAAGGTTTTGTACAACACTACACCATCCGCATCACGAACGGTTTCGATTAAACCTTGCTTGGCCAATGCCGCCATCGTTGCCGAATGCATTGAGATTGCCGTCAATTTATCGACCGCATCACCAAGCTTATAAGATGCATCGACAAAAGAATGGCCATCAATAACAGCAGCTGCACCTACCTCTGCCGAGATGTCATGAACGTTGCTTTCCATGCTTGCTGCACCGAATACACCTTTAAGTGTATTTACTGTGAAGCCTTGGAACTCACGTGCCCAGTAATCAGCAACCAGATCACCTACTGCACCTAATGGATCATCACCTGACAATGCCTTAGATAAGTCATTTGCACCCCACGCTCTACCACGTGCATGGAGAATGGCAATATCTTGACCTGCGGTAATATTATTTACTCCAAGTGCTTTATTATCTGAAAGCACCTCAGACTCACCACTTAAATCGTTCCAGAACGGAATGTTTGCAGTGGTACCACCTTTTGTTCCAAAAGCAATTTCGACATCAGGCGCACCAACAATACCCGACTGCCATAAAGCTGATTTCTCTGCAGTCTTATTTAAAACGTATGGGGTGAATAATTCTGGAACGATTACATCAGCAATTTTTGTTTCAGCCATTTGGCCTTCTCCTTAATTAAAGTTTAATACCGTGTTTTGCAGCAAGCTCTTTGGCCAGCTGCGGATTGTCATTTCGTAATTGCGCAAGTTTGGTGAGATTCACTGAACCATCAGCTTTGAGGATGTCGACCTGACCTTTTGTATTGGTACTACCTAGTGCACCTGATCCGTTTGGTTTTGGCCAGAAGTAAGGCTTTTGCTCGCGAAGGGATTCAACCCACTCTTTTGGTGATAACGGCGTCTTACCATCTTTACCAATAACGACCTCACCAGACTCATCTACAGCAACCGCTTTGCCTTCCTCGTCTAATACAAATTTAGACTGGGCAAGAAATGCGATATCTGCAGTTGCTTCTGGTAGTGCTTCAAGTTCAACAGCAGCCTGGACAATTTGGCCTTGAACAACTGATTGCTTAAACTTATTGGCATAAGCTTCAGCATTGTTCGCTCGCGTGGTTTCGGCGTTTAGCAAACGGGCATGTTCTTCACGCATCTTCTCGGTACGCTTCTGAATCACTTCGTTTACCTTGCCTTCCGCAATTAGCTTGGCTTCTTCATCATGATCAAGTTGGTCGAAAACCTTTTTAACGATTTCAGGATCGATACCCTCAAACTGTTTCTGCAAGCGTTGTAGTTCGCGTTGTGCAGTCTTAGCGGCATCACGCTCGCTTTGTAGTGCAGACTTCAAGCCCTTCGGATCTTCATAACCTTCTAGGTCAAGGCGAAACTTCCCGTTCTCCTCGACATACAAAGCACGATGTTCTTCTTTGATCTGGTCCAGTGAATCCACAATAAATGGCAATGACATGTTCAAACCTCTCGTTTGATTAAGTTGAGCCTTTTCTCAAGGCATAAAAAAAGCACCCGAAGGTGCTTAAGAAAAAAAATGTATGTTTTCAAAATTTCAAAAATCATCAGTACCCAAATACTCGTCTACTCTCTAAAACCGCTTTTACACTTTCAGGTGTATGATTCTGCACAATATCTTGAACGACTTTGCTGTCATATTTACTTGAAAATGTATCAGAGTATATTGATGCAAGTTCATGCATAGTACTTTTTTGAATTTTCAGTAATGCAGCTTCGCCTGCTCTTGTCATTTGTAAGGAAGTACTCGCTAAATTTAATACTCCAGCATTCACCAGTTCTACAACTTCTTGTCCTCTCCATGGTAACCATATAGTTTCAGATTGCTGAATAAAAAATTGCAGTAATACTGCTTGCTCTTTTTTAGTTAAATTTACAAGTTTTTCTTTATATGCAGCTTCAGCATCAATTTTATTGCTTCTATCGACAACATGGTTTTTAAAAAACAAAAAAATAGACTTAAGAATTAATAGAAAAACGATAGCGGCAGAAAATAAAAAAGCTAAGGCCACATAGTTTTTATATTTATCTTCAATTTTAATAAAGCCAGTTATATCTGAGAGTCCCCAAATATTATATGTCAAAACACCTGATACAATTAAAACACCATAAAGCAAAATATTATGCTTTCTAAAAATATCAAGAAGCGCGCTAATTAAATTTTCCACCGCAATCTGATTCCATAATGTGAAGTTTTTAAATTATCATAAATTTAACTCCTTAAATGTTCGCTCATCCAGTTTTCTGAGATGTTCCAGTGTGTAAAGCTGGCCATCAGGATCAAAGAACTTGTCAAAATCGAATTTACCCTCTTTATAGAGCTTGTACCGTTTCGGCCCTAGCCACTCTTTTTGAAAGAAATCATCAGTTTTCTTAAAAAACGCTTTGAAAGTTGTATTGGCATCAATCTGGCCAATCAGCTGCTCGCGTTCATCTTTTGGGATGTCCTTAACTTTGCGCTCATCCATCACAAAAGGACGCTCACCAATTAACAGACCATCTTTATCAACTGGTACCAGAATTGATCTACAGTTTGGATGAAGTGGCGGTATACGTATTTCTGGATCGCCAATCTTCCAGACTTTACCATCCAGAAATGCACAGAGCTTTGATGTCCTGCCGTCTAAAGTAGCCACTAGCTTTACGTATTCAAAACCGAGCTGAATAAAACTATCTTGGTAAGCTTGATTCGCTACATGGCTACGTAGCGTTCTCACAGTACGCTCTATATCAGACTTACTGGTATTTAGAATGCCATCCTCATAATTCTGGCGTTTGGTACCACGGATACGCTGGATAATTTCCTGATTGGTCTTACCGCTACTGATTCCATCCCGAATTGCATACTCAACCTTTTGCCGGGCGCTTTCTGTAATCTTCAACAACAGATCATCGACCAGTGCACCGCCTACTAGCGGGGTTTTCTTAGCTGAAGAGTAAAGCTTATTTCCGTTCTGCTTTTTGATTTTGCCGCCGTATAATCTGGCAGTGTAATTCGCCTCATATACAGCCAAAGCTGCAGCTGATACGGCGAATACTTCAGGAATGGAAGTACTTAAACTGGCGAACCATAGAGATATGAGATCTCGGATCTCTTTCAAGTTGTTTGTAGTGTATTGGCCACCCGCTAAGGCCACCTTCTCGGCATCATTCAACTCATCCAGCAGATCCCGAAGCTTTGACAGCATCTGGTTTGATTCAGAATTAAATAACCTGGTTAATTCATTCACCGATTGAGATGATGCCCGATATAAATAAGCCTGGTGCTGAGTGAGTACCTCAATCAGATTTTTATGATCATTTGAAGCCATTTAGCCCCCTTACAATGGCAGACTGTTTCGCTCTTCTTCAACACGAAGCAACTCATCCTGATAATCATGTGACGGCAATTTACCCGTAGCGATATATTCCCAATATGTTCTGAATGAGTTTTTACCCTGCAGTGCACCTTCATAAAGTTGCTTGGCCAGATTGATATCGTATTGCTGAACAATGAACTCAGGCTTCACAGTAAATGCATATTTGGAAGGATCCAGCTTTAACCACTGAGCCGCATATTTAATGGCTTGTTCAATGGCTTCAGCAGCACACATCACAATGCTGTGTAAGCTGGCATGCTGGTCATCTTGACGTGCACGGCGGGCTTCACCAGATTCCTGGCTATTGGTATCAATAACCTTTGCACCGGCTTCAAGTGCTGAGTTTTTCTGGGCATCCATTTCCTTCTTGGTCATATCGATGCCATCACCCGAAATCTCTAAATAACCGCAGGTTGAATCCTTTGGTAGATCCCAAACAGCCATGACTCCAGTCACGCTGATATCAGAGTCATCATCTAATCCGCTGATCCATGGTTGTGGGTGCGCCGTATGGTGCAATGACTGGTAATAATCAGCACTCAACTGGTAACACTTCAATGCTGCTTTAGCCATGGTTAATAGCGGAACTGATCCCACATGTGGTGAATTATCCGTGGTACCGCAGAATACAAACGGCGTAAAGGAAAGCTGGTTTCCGCCGAGATCCGGCGTTTTATCTTCAACTTCTGAATTATCAAGCAGCCGAACCGTTAAAGCGCCATCCTGCATAGATAAGACCCGGTGCACAGTTTTAGTATCATGGCCAAACTCATCCTCGCTATTATCAAACTGCTCCTCGAGCACCAACAGCTTGAGATCCTTACGGCCACCAATACTGTTTTCCTTCCAGTTAATGATTGATAGCGCGTCATACATGGCAAAGTAAGGAATGCCGTTGCCATCTACGTCCACCAATAAGCCGCAGCGGCCACATTCCAGCAGCTCTACACATACACGGATAAATAGCTGCTTAAGCCCAAAACCGTCATTGGTCGCGTTATTGATCAACCCTTTAAGCAAAGAACTTTCAATCACGATATCCGGCTCAAGTTTCGAGACTAGGCCGATCATGGTCCGTAATGAATCCTGAACCCATAGTGGATACTGGGCACGGTTCACATATGCCTTGTAGATCTCGCCTGTAGTATCACCCTGCTTCTCGGCCTCGATCATGCCAGCTGATTTAGGCAAATAACGAATAGTCGCCTGCTTGATCTGCTCTTCGCCAGCAATGGCATCTCGCATCATCTGCCAGCTTTTTTGTGCAGCAATATACTGCGGATGTTTATCAGTAACTGCCATAAAAACACCATAAAAAAAGCACCTGTAAAGGTGCGTTGGTTAAGCCATTCCTCGGATCCTGCGCATTCCTGCTGACTTTTTGTCGATCGGGAATAAATATGCGATTGGATAAGTACCCGCATCATTCATATGGTCAAAGCCAGACTTCTTATCTGGTTGCCCATAATCATCATAGATCTGACGTTCCAGGCATTTTGCAAAGTGTGGACACTTGGATACGTTTACGAATAATCGACGCTCAGACAAGGTATTGCAGAGCATGCCATTCATTGAATTGATTCGATCCTTCACAGCAGGGTTTCTGCTGTTGACGTGGACCTTAAAACCAGCCTTTCTAAGTAGCGCCAGATCGGTTTCGCTTGCATTGCTAGACTTTCGGTTTTCACCTGAAGCGTCGGGATAAACCGCCACCTCATGATCAGGATAGCGTTCCTGTATTGCCTCAATCATTGCGGGTGTATCAAACAGATTCACAAACTCATCAACCGCATGCATTTGCTCACCATGGCGAACATAGACAACAGCTGCCATCTTAGTGACGTTAAAGTCCATCCCGATGTGGAGTACATCATTCGGCTTAACCGTTTCATTTGATGCGCTTAGCGTTCGATTAAAGCAATAGAAAATAACGCCCTGGTAACTCTCAAAGCTTGCCTCGTATTCTTGACTGAAGGTCTTTGGATCCATCTTGCGTTTAGCAACAATGATTTCAGATTCAGGAATATTTCCACCTTGAAGAGAGGTATATGAAAAGCTTCTACAATCAGGCTCATGTCCAGGCTGACCATCCATGAATGTGTCATAACAATGGTTAAAGCCTTTCGGTGTCCCAATCCTTAGAACATTACCGCCGACACGCTGCTCGCCGTTTACCACATACTTACAGGTTGAGAGCATTGGTCGAAGTACTTCTTCCCATGCTGCCCACTTACAGTCGGCCCATTCATCAATGATTAAGAAAAACAAGCCAGATCCACGAAGGTCATCATAATTGTCCAGACCAACCACACGGATAACATGCCCACTTCTTAAAGTGATTGAACACTCGGTTTCATTTGGCTTGCCTGCTCGCCATGATGCAGGAATTGCCTGTTTTAATCTTTTCCAGAAAACACGCTTGGCTTGCTTGAATGTTGGTGCTGCATACCAGATCTCATCTTCAACTGATACTTTCCATTGAGCCGCTAGTCTTGCTGCCCTACGCATTTCAGCTTTGGCCAAGAATGTTTTACCAAAACGGCGGCCACAGACTGCATCACGAAACCGCGCTTCTTTCTGCCAACCCCATAAATAGATATTGGCCTGTTTTGGGGTTAATTGAACTGAACCTTCTGGAGGATTAAAGAATTGGCTCATCTGGTATCTCCTCATCAGGATTCAAAACAAGTTTGTAATCCTCACCAGGTGGACGATGCTCCGGTGGATTCACTTCACGTTGCAGCTTTTGCAGTTCTAGCTTTTTAATCTCAAGTTCTACATCAGCTTTAGTCTGACCAGCTTCACCGCCGTTGCCTTGAGTTGGCTGGCCACCTTTCTTGTCATAAAACCCCTTCATGATTTTTTGCATCTGCTCAATAATCTGGAGTGTAAATTTGACGTTGTTTTTTTTAGACCAGAGCAGATCATTCAGGATCTTTAACTGAACAATGTCATTTGCGCCACTTATCTTATGGATCGGCTGCTCAAGATACTTTTCTCTAATGGCTTCAAATGCCTCTTTAAATTCCTTACTGAGATCTCGGCCAGCAACCTTAGTTGGATCGTATGTTTCAACCTGTTGACGTGAAACATCAATGTTAAATTCTTCCTTGACGAGCAACACTGTCTCTTGTGGGGTATTAAAGACGGCAAGTGATTGCACAATAAAGAGTTTTTGCTTTTTATTTAACGTCGCCATTTCTCTCTATCCGTCAAGGTACGTCAAGGAAACATGGCAAAAAAAATGAGCCAAACGGCTCAACTTATTAAACATGTCCCACAGCACTTGGAAATATTTACATCATTTACAAACGGCGTCTGCTTCGCCACTTCAACAAGTCGCTTCACGTCTTCGCTTGCTCCCCAACGTTTGACTACACCCACAAACTCTTCAACATCATGGCCAGCAAGATAATGCTTTGGCAGCCCTGTCATATCGCTATAGATTGGCTCGCCGTCTTCAGGATCTCGCTCAACACCAATGTGATACAGCTCATGTTCGATCAATGCACAGAAATCCCGATCTGAAGCTTGCTCGCAAAAACTAGCATCAATAGTAATGAGATACACCGGTACATAACCGAACCAGTCTCGCATCTGCTGCTCTTGTCGAGCCTTACGCCATCCGCCCTGGTTAAACATCACTTTTTCACACTGGCCAAGCACCATGCGCTTTTTAGCTACACACGCAGATGATGCCCAAGCAAATGCAAGAAAATCTTCACTGTCGTGGATGAGCTCAGCAATATGGTCATGATCCGGGTTATGTAATGGTCCACCAATGGTTAGAAAATTCTTTACCACCCAATCCATGAGATCTGGTGCAGGTCCAAGGCGTATTGCTTCCTCGTTGTCTGCCTGGTCGATCAAGTCAGTCGGTGGAAATGGTCTTATTTGACTCATTAAATGTATGCCTCTTTAAATTTTTAAGCCATTGTTGTGCAAAGCTAGCTTGTATCTGTAATGCCCCCGCTTCATTAATTTTAAATCTTGCTGCTGACTCTAAACGAACAATAGTAAATCCCATTTCATATGCGGTGTATTCACGATCAGCATCATGAGAAATCTGTTTTCTTTTCCTGCCTGCTGACCAAGGTCCGCCTGCTATTTCAACTAGGATTCGATACTCAATCAAATGGAAGTCAAAACGCCAGTGTTTAGTTGATTTAAACTGAAACAACGTTTCATATTTAATTTCCAAAATCTGTAAGGCTCGCTCCATATCCTCAAAAGCTTCTAAATATTTTTCATTCGCTTTCGGCAAAGGCTTGTTGCGCGGCTTCTTTTTATGTTCACGCTTTCTTGTGAGTTTAAAATACTTGTCGTTGTCCATTCTTTTACCCGTATGTCACGGCGGTCTTTAAGCCAAGTCAATTTTTCAATGGCCAAAAAAAATCGCTCATCTAATTGAGCGATCTGTTCTTGTGTAAGGCCTTTGGTTGTACAACTTCCTACATGCTTTAACTCTTGTTCGGTTTCCCGAATCTCTTTATCAATATTGTGCTGCATAAACACCTCATTTCTTTTTATTCATTTTCCGTAAACGCTTTTGTCTGTTTTTTAGTGTTTGAGCGCTGTATGGCTTAATCTCATCTCTTGGGGTTAATGGCTTAATCTCAGCACTTGAATGACGATCTAACTCAGCATCAATTATTTGGTCTAAACGCCCCAACCCCTGCATCATCAACTTTTCCTTAATTTTTAAATGTTCGGCAAAATCAATTTCTGGCATATACATAAGCGGCTCCAAACAAGAAAAGAAAAAGCCCCGCCAATAACATGTATGTTGGCAGGGCTTCTGGTGCCGTAATCCGTCCGGCAAGTTGACTCGCATTGCGCTAATGCGAGTGAGGGTAAAATTTTAAAAGCCCCACCGCGTGCAGGGCACAACCTAATAATGTTGTTTGGATTCTGGCTGCCACAGCCAAGGATAGCTCACCACCCCATCTATCGCTTTATTGGCCAGATAAAGCGCCTATCAATTCTGGTATGAAAGTCTGACAGGTAACTTCCAGGCAAAAAAAAGCTCGCATATGCGAGCCTTGGAAACCTTTCAGGGCGACCAATTCATAAAACGCCCATTTTAGAAATACTTATACTGAACCGTTCTGTTTATGTCAAGCAAGTGAAATTTCGCCTGGTTCAAAATGAAACGATCTTGCCAAGTATTCTCTAATGCAGTGCTCCCAATTTTCGATAGCGGCCTCAGCAATTAATTCATACGGCGCGTATCGTTCTGAATATCCAGATTTTGAAACATCCAACTTAGCAATCGTAATTTTCTCATGAAGCGTATATGGACGCTTCCCTGTTCCACCACATTTATCACAGAATTTGGAACCATTTGGAAAGCCTTTGTTATTAAATAACTCAATCTTCCCTAAACCCTGACAACGGCTACACATTGCTTTAGTAAATAATCGCCCCCGTAACACTACTTCAGCAACACCTTTGGCAACATTGGTTAAATCACCTCGGCAATTATTAGGTTTAAAATTATTTTTGAACATTTCTTTGTGAATCTTACTGGCTAAAACATTACGCACCCGAAAGAAATCTGCAGATTTAATTTCCCCTTTCTCAAACTCCACTTTCCCTGGCTTATCTTCAATACGACGCTCGACCTGGTAGCTAAAGTCATATTTGCTTATAAATAATTCTGTTTGCTCCTCTGCAGGTGTGATGATAGCAATTCGCTCAAAATCAACTCGCTCAATTAGCAGCTCCGCCCATTTCTTAGCATGAGCAGGCATTAATGCAATTTCACCTAAAACCACATCTTTTGTTATTTTCCCTTTACCGTTAGACTGAGCAATAGCAAGACGCAACAACTCCAAAAAATCAAACTTTTCAACTAACATACATTGCGCTCCTACTACTTAAAAAACTTGCATGTGTGCTGAGTTCCATTAACCCAATACACATCCTGACCCTTACAAACCTGAACCGTATTCCATGTATTAATCGCCACTGCAAAAATGACGAATAAAATAAAACCAATAATTAATAACCAATCATTATTTTGTTTTCTCATTTCAACCGTCCAAAAATTAACATTGCTGCATCGCGGCTGTGCTCGCTTGTTCTGCCTACCCAGCCAGTTATTTTTTTAAAATAATCACTCTTTGTTTTTGTCATATTTGCAGCTGGGTGAACTAATTCATATTTAATACCCTGCTCTATACAGAATTGCTCCCAGATACTGCAGTCACGTTTAACAGATCCAACACCCTCACGTACACCTGCGCCCGACTTAGCTTGTCGCGCATCTGCAGATCCGAACCAGGTGCGTAACCTAGCATCCTCAATTCGAACAACTAAATCAGGATCTTGGGCATGTATTACTTTGACCTCATCCATAGCTTGAGTAATCGTGAAAGTTTCTACTCGTGTCAAAACACCATTCTCAGCTACGGCAAAACCAGTCTTAACACCGCAATCGATACCGACTCGAATCATGCTTTATCCCCCATCTTGTAAGCGGCCAACGTTTTAACCTGGCTTAATAGCCCTTTCCTGCGGATCTGGGTATATTGCTTATTCGCCTGTATCGTTTCCGGTGTTCGAAAACCCTGCACATATGCGCTGCGTAGTCTCATCATTTCGGTAAAACCTTTAGGTCTACCAGCAGTTGTATCTGCATCAAGAATTTCGACATCAGTCACAAAACAGCAAAATGGTCTACCACCCTCCAAACGACCAAATACGCGCCCATCTTCACAACGATCTACGATGCCAGTACCTTTAAATTTGATACGGCGCATACCCTTGTCAGGCACATGTGAGAAATCAACTTTGACTTGTACGCCTTTTCGCAATTCAGCCGCTTTCAATGCAGCCCGTAATTTCTCAATGTCGGCTTCGCTTTGGGCCAGTGTGTAATGTTTATCAAAGAAATTGTCTCGCTCTACGTACAAGCAAGAATCAAATTCTTGGATGATCGCTTTCAGGTTTTGAATACCTGCAGGCGCGTTTAAATTAATCATGCTGCAGCTCCTTTACGCTTGAAGCCAACCTGTTCGAGGTAAGGCATAAGTTTTTGAACTTGGCTAGGGTCAGAAAGTTTTAAGGCAAGACGAGATGCAAGCTGTTCGTAAGATTCGCCTGGTTCGCCGTATTTGCCGCTTATTTCAGGATGGTGTGCCAGACGGTTGGCAAAGTTAAAAACTTGCTTGCCTGTGAGCTGTGGTTGCTCAGAATCGCTATCCGACTTGGTATTCTTTGCTGAGTTTTCATGAAAACGAGTAACTTGTGTTTTTTGCTTTGCGTATTTCGCATAAGCCCGAAGTAACCAATCCACGAAAAAATAATTCATCATTTCGTCAGAATGATTCTTGTCCTGGTTAAATCCTTCGAATGCAGAAAGCTCCCGCTGAAACCAGGTTGATTTAAAAATCTCGTCGGTGTCGATTGAGTTATTCACACAAACAATTTGAGATTTCAAATTTTCTAAATCCAACCAATTCTTTTTTTTATTTTGATTAGTGTGTTTTGATAGTGTGTTTTGTGTGTTAAACGCTTTAACTGGTAAAGGTAAAACGCTTTTACTAGCAGGGGTTAAACGCTTTAACTGGCTAGGGTTTTCAAGGTAGTTAAACGTTTTAACTAGCAAGTTAGATTTTTGAGGGAAATTTAAGCGCGGTTTTTTGCTTTTTCTTCCTCGATTTGATTTTTTTGGTCGCAACTTCTGGTAGTTAAACGTTTTAACTAGCTGACCTTTAAATAAGGTGAATTTTTGAATCAGAATTGAACCTTTTCCAGGGAAATTTATTAAGGTCCCGATGTCATAATTATCCGTTAATGAAAATACATTTCCGTGCACGGATTTCTTATGTAATTTCACCAAACCAACCTTAATAAGCTCCTTAGTGCACTTAACAACAGTTGGATGACTTTTGCCTGAAAGTTCTTCTAGCTGCTTAATAGAAAGTGCATCTTTTTGCTTGTTCCAGCCACGTGTTTTGCGGTTAATAATGAGATAGATCTTCACTGCAGGGTCAGAGATCTTATTCATTGCCTCGTCAACAAATGCATTAGTTACCTGGAAAGAATTCGGGGTGTATTTACTCATGCTGCAACCTCCAGCACTGGAATACGTTTTCTGTTAGAGCGCGTATTTGAAAATTTTGAAACTAGATCTTGGTATTCTGTTAAAAGTGAATAATCTGGCTGAATACCGGTTAGATCTGGAAGGGTTCGCATACTTGCGTGCAATGCATATCCTGTGACCTCCTCAACCAGGCACATCAATGCATAGACTTGTGGGTTTTGGCTTGCACCATGGATAAGATCCGCAGCACTGGCCATGATGCATGTGATACAGCTCAAGCGATGATTATTCTGGTATGCCCAGTGAGGAACTTGGCCATCATTCCTGATTGTTTTAAAAACCTCACTAGTGCTGAAGTCATGGATCGGCAAATAGTTAAACCATGCTCGACCGGCTTTCCCGTTTTCTGCAGTCGGCTTGTATACCTCCTGCCGTGCACGGTTATCAGACTCCTCAGCTCTCAGGCCCATACAATTCACAATGCGATCTAAGCCATTTGCTTTTGCGTAACGGCGCACCTCCCGTGTAATAGGCCCACGTTTTAAATCGCTGGTACACTGGCGATATTTGGGTGATGGAAAGGATGGAACCTCAGGACGTTCTTGGAAACGCTTAAGGACCATATCCAGAAATGACTTTTTAGCTTTGGCCACAATGAATGGCACACCAGCTGCAGCAGCCTGGTCTCGGGCCAGCTCCATTGCACCTGGCCATTCCATGAACCCTAAACTGGCATGCACTACAAGGATCTGCTCCTTAGGAACAAACTCCAGTAATTTAATCATCATGGCTTGGCTATCCTTGCCGCCAGAATGATTAATAACAAACAACGCTCCTTGCTCTATTTCTGATAGCGCTGATTCATGAATCATTTACCACCGCCCTGATCATTCAATTGAATGAATCGACCAAAACATTTAATTTTGCCGGCTCGCTTTAAACTTGCGATAACATCTCCTGCCTGCCATAACGTCATACCCTTCAAGTCATGTAGGGTTTCCATAAATTCTTCACGGGTGACAGCAGCCTGGTTTTCGTCACTTTTAATCTTGCGTAAATTTGCCCGGCGCTTTTCTAGCATTTGCTCCAAAACCTCCAAAGCCGGGTCATACCAAGATTGTGTAACCTGAGTTTGTTTCTGTTCTGCAAGCTTCATCTTGTTTGATAGTGTGCTGTTTGATATATTTGTCATGTTCTTGATCTCTCCAGATTAATGGACACTGACCGCCTACCTGCTCCAACAGGAAAGCGGTTTTTATTTGAATAAAATTCGCATGTAATCTGGCGAGCTAAACGAATTGCTCAGAAATACACGTGTTGCTTCTGCTACCTCTGGCGAGCAATAAACATCTTCAGCATCTACAACTTTTAAACCAATGATGCTCAATAACTCACAACAAGATTCAACAACAGTTAACCCATTGTTTTTCTTTTCATTTATCAGTCTTGAAAAGCTGCTTGCGTCCATTGCCAATCTTTCAGCCATATCCCCATTATTTACTACTGCAAGACGTTGAAAAATCATGGAGTTAGCGTTTCTTGCTGTTTCAGATAATTCTATTGATACTTTGCTCATGTTTTTTTTCCTAAGCTGTTAAACCTGAAAGATCAGCTTTTAACTTGCCCTTTGTTAAGAGTTGGATTCTTGCTTGAGTATTGGTTGGGATTCCTAAACGTTTCCATTTACTAATGGTGCCTTTAGTTACTTTTAAAGGGGTCGTAGTTAGTTGATAGTCCTTTTCTACCCCGTAAAAGATCTTTAAATCGTTAACAGTCATTGTTACATCCACAGGTTTAAAGTTTCCTTCAGTAAACCATAAGTTTCCCTTGATATCAATTCATTTGTTTACTATTGGAAACATAAATAAGCAGGTATTTTTTATGAGCGAAATCAACGAACGAATCGTGAAAAGGATGAATGAGCTTAAATTAAGACAAGTTGATCTGATCGAGCTCACCAAGGCTAAGAAAGGGACTGTTTCAAAATGGATTTCAGGTACCAATACGCCAAGCGTAGAGTTTTTACCCGTTCTAGCTAAGGCCTTAAAGACATCTGAAAAATGGCTTATGACTGGGGAAGAAGATCATTTTAGTAAAAACAATTCTGGTATTTATCCAGGTCCTGCCAAACTTGCGCCAGTTCTTTCCTGGGTACAAGCAGGAGTTTTTACCAATGTTCAAGCTGTTGATTTATCTCTAGTAGAAGAATGGCTACCTTTACCTGATGAGTGTACGAATTGTTTTTATTTGAAGGTTAAGGGTATTAGTAACAGCCCTACTTTTTTAGAAGGTGATTACATTCTTGTTGATCCAGATGTGTATTATGGCGACATGCAATCTGGAGATATGATCGTTGTACGAAAATTTGATGATGCAACTTTTAAGAAGCTAGTTATTGAGTCAGATAATACACGTTACTTGCAAGCGCTGAATCCAGAATTTAAACCCAATATCATCCCTTTAGATGAACACTGCCACTTTGTCGGTCAAGTAGTTGACTGCATGCGATATACTTATCGCGTTAAAAGACGAACAAGAACGTCCTAATTTTTTTAAATTCTAGCTCGCTACTTGCGGGCTTTTTTTATTTTTATCATTCGTGAAGTTTCCATTGATAAAGTCAAAAAGTTTCTTTTAATAAACTTTTTGTTGACATAAAAGTTTCCCTAGGTAAACTAAATCTCGTAGACAGCAAAAAGCCCCGAACAATCTTGGCGGATCCAACGGGGCTCTTCACTTACGAGGTCCATTATGGAACACAACTCTATTTCTAGTCAAACGACTACACACCTATATCAACATCCAACTGTTGAGGAACAGCGTCCCTCTCGCTCAGCCATCTTCAAGGCTAATGCAATTGACTCAATTAAGTTCTTTGTTCTTTCGATCATTCTTTGGATCGTAATTTCAAGTGCTTTAGTTTGGTTGTTTGGGGGCTGAGATGAATAAAAAGCAATTTACTACCCCATTCCGCGAGTTCATTACTCGTGATGATCTTGGCCGCTATCACGTCCGTTTAGGTCCGCAGACCTTTTCAACCAACTGGAAGCTGACCGATATCCGAATCGAAGGTGAAAACGGTGCAGCTCCAGTAAGCGAAGATCTATTAAAAGAAAAGCCTTGGATCCTTCGCAATCTTAAACAAGAAGTGGGCGATCAGCGCAGAAAAGAGCGCGAAGAAATGTTCTCAAAAGATTGCTTCAAACGCACCCCATACAGCAAAAATCAAAAAATTGCTTATAAAAATTCCCGTTATAACGGTTAACAGAGGTACTTTCTATGAATGCTGCGATTAGTCCAGAATTGATGGCTGGTGCCATCACTGAAAATGCGTTGGATCTTCCTGGTCTTGAACAAGTTTACCATCACCCTACTTTCATTAAACTCATCAATCAACTTGAGGCCCCAAAAGGCCATGACAATGATTTTGGTGGATTTAAATACCGTTCCGCCGAGGATGTACAGGCCGCATTAAAACCATTATTGCGTAAATATAATTGCACTGTATTCACACGCAAATTTGATCTGCAAGATGGCTTTGAGGTGTATGCCTATATTGTGTTTAAAGATCAAAAATACATGCGCTGTGATTTGCCAGGTGTGGCGAATTTTGACTTTGCAAAGGATCTGGCCAGCAATAAGAAAATCACTAAAACGCAACAATATGCTGCATATCAGAGCTATGCGAAAAAATACGCCCTTTGTAATTTGCTGTTGATCGATGACTCTCAGCATGATCTCGATGCCTTCTCTAATGAGAAAATTAAAGATGAGAAACAAAACCGAGGCAACCAGAATTATCGCCAACAACCAAACAATCGTACTGTAACCCAGGCTGATCATGCCCGTGTATTAAAACAAATTAATGATATGCCACTTAATACCCCACTTGACCAAGCCGGTTTTATTTTTGATGGTTTACGAAAACAGTTTCCTGAATTTGACCAGGATATCTATAACGCTGGATGCGCTAAATATAACGCCATCATGCAGCATTTAGAGTCTCAAAGCCAAACGCAGAATACTGCAAATCAATCTCAAGCGAACGCTGGCCAAGTAGCTCGCAATCAAGGCCAACAGCAAAGTAACACCGCTGCACCAGGCAACTCAAATACTACACCATGCATTACCAATAAGCAGCGCGACCAGCTGCAGGCATTTATAAACCAGCGCGGTTTAGACATTGTGACTGTCTGCAATTACATGGGCATAGACAATTTAATGCAAATCAGGGAGTCGGATCTTGATAGAGCCAAGCAGGATATTGAGCAGTTAGCTAAGCAGGAAATTAAATCATGAGTGCGATTATTTTAGATACTGAAACTCATGACATGAACGGCTATCCAATCGAGATTGCATACGTACCTGCTCAGTTCCTGAATACCGGTGAATTATCTGTTGATAAAGATGCATGCTTTGATGAGTACTTTTCATGCCCTGAGCCGATCAATTACGGCGCTATGGCTGTGCATCATATTCTTGAGTCAGACATTGAAGGTAAGCCAGGCTATGAAACGTTCCGTTTACCTGCAGGCATTCAATACATCATTGGCCACAATATTGATTATGACATCCAAGCGATAAAACTGGCTGATAAAAACGTTGATGCAAAAGCGATTTGCACGCTGGCATTATCGCGTATGGTCTGGCCAGAAACTGCGCATAATCTTTCAGCATTAATTTACATGTTGACCAAAGGCTCTATTAAAGCCCGTGAATCAATCCGTAATGCTCACAATGCAAAACAAGATATTTTATTGACTGCAGTATTACTGAAACAGATATGCAAAGCCCTTGGCATTAAAGACATGCAATCTCTTTACTTGTTCTCTGAACAGGCTCGAATCCCTACCCATATAACCTTTGGTAAGCATAAAGGCACCCTGATTAAAGACCTTCCTGGCGACTACGTTACCTGGCTATTAAAACAGGACGGGTTAGATCCGTACACCAAAAAAGCATTAATGAAAGGATAGAAACATGAATAAAATTTTAAATGCTCAAGATGCTTTTGTGGCTCTGCAGAATGGTAAAAGTCTTTTATGTCGATATCTTGAAAGTGATTTTCTACCACTGGACCAGTTCCCTGGCACTGTATTTGGTAACCCTGAATATCAATTCTGTATTGAGATCGGAAAAATTGAATTAGCTGGCATGACTTTTACCAAGCCATACTCTATTGATGAGTTAGAAGATGGCCAAGTAATTTATCTTGTAGGTAATACCGGTAATATCCTCAAAGGTAAATTCATTAGCACCTTTGAAGATTTAGTGGGTGCTGTTAAAAATGGATTTATCCAACGTAATGAGATTAATGCCTTGCTGCAAATGAAAGCTATACAGAAAGCATTAGGCGTTGAGCAAGAGATAAAAGTCAAAGAGGTTGATTTTGGGTCGATTTATAATAGCGATTTACTGGAACAGTCAAGCCAAGTTAAACAAACCAGAAAGCGCGCCAATAAGAAGGAAATCGAAGCTCATAAGGATGTCATTCTTGATGCACTTGCTTCCTGTCTTTCAGCCGAAGAGATTGCAACTACTTGCCATGGTTTAGAGAAAATTGGTTTTAATGATGCTCAACTCAATGCAATTGAATTGGCCAAGAATGCAAAACTAGAAAGCTTGGCGGCAGAGAAAGCTGCAGCTGAGAGTGAGGCAGAAAAATTATTTAACCAAACCACTGCAGATGCCACTGGACCAGAATTATCCGTCTTATGTGAGGCATTCATTGATGACATTGAAAAGACCTTAAACATTGAAGATCTCAATGCTATTCGCCGACGTATTAATGCGAATGGTGCACTAACTGAAAGTGAACTTACAGAATTGTCTAAGCAGCTTGATTTAAAAACTGCATCGTTTGATATTCCTGAAGCGCCAACTCAGAAAAAATATATCGAAGAGGAAGAAAATAAGTACCAGGAAAAACTAGCTGATCTTTTAAAACGTGTTGATGAGTCGAACACCCCTGCAGAAGTTAATGCAGTCACTAAATACACAAATGCATGGTCGGCAGAACAGCGCCAGCCCCTGCTCAAGCGTATGCATAAACGCCTGGAAGAGTTACAGCAAGAAAAAGTGGCCAAACAACCATCTTTAATGGTGCAGATCCAGAATGCTCCAGACCTAACCGCCCTAGATGCACTGGAAATCGATGTAGCGGCATTAGATCCAGTTGCACAACCAGAGATGATGCGCATCGTTAGACATCGCCGGACTGAGCTTGAACAAGCTGCCAATGACTCCTCAATTGAAGAGGATCTGCCATGAAATTCAATTATTCCACTATCACCCGAATACTTGAAGTATTCGGGCACCACATGACACACATTTTTGAAAATGTGAATGAATCAGAAATACCGGCGTTAATTGATAACGCCAAATTTAAAGAATCGATTTAGAGAAAGTGATGTCAAATCAAGATCAAGAAAAATTCATTCTTATGCCAGCCGAATTAAGTCTGGAGTTGGCAACAAAGCGTGCTGAAGAGCAACTTACAGAACACTATGCAAGCTTTAAAAATCAGAATCGGTTCTGCACAGAACAAGAGCTTTCAAGACAAAAAAGTCGCTGGATTGCAAACCGAGCTAATGAACTTCAAAAACAATATCGCGCTTTAATTAAAGCCGTTGGTAAATCTGTAAAAGGAGGCGCAAGATGCTAAATATTAAAGCTGAGCAAGCCTATTTTAAGGTCCACGTAAAAGCCTTAGGCGTTTTGCAAGTTGATTGGGACTCGAATGGTGTAATCACAACCATAAAAAGAGACACAAATTGTATATTTAGATTTGATCAGATCGAAGCGCTGTGGGAAACCTGGCTTAAGGCCAAAAGCACAGGAGTAGTTTTGTGTGAATATGATATTGAATCTGCAATTCAAGTTGAAGGCACGGCAGTTAAAAAGATCATCTCCCATGTTGAACAAACAATAATTCAAAAAGCATTGATTTTCACCAATGGTAATCAACGTCTAGCTGCAGATCAGATTGGCATGAGCCGCACAAAACTTAGATCTATAGTTAGAGTTATAAGATCAGAAACCCCAATTGGGGCTGCAGCATGAAAAGCGCACCTTAATATCTCCCTTTTTAAAATTTTTAGGACATTCAATGCAATGTTCTACAGAAGCAATCGTATTGCTGACCCTTTCGATTGCTTCTGAGAACATTGCTAAACTAGCATAGGTAAATAATATGGGAAAATATGTATTAACTTTTGAATCAGAAACAGCCCCACAAATTTTTCTAAATCAAACTATTCCTAATATTGGTAAAGTTATTGAAATGAAGGCCGAGGAGTTGCCACCGCGCGTGCCTGTAGCCTTTTTAATGGAACGGTTCCCTTTATCACGTAAGATTATTATCGAAACCCTTCGCCCCTTCAATCGTGGTGGAGATGGCAAGCACATGTACGATCCCAAAGAAGTCATGCCAGTTTTGGAAAATCTCAATGCCCAAACAATAGCAAGACATTCAAGACGTAAGAATTAA